TTTATTTTGATATAGGTCATACATTCAAGAAGGATCAAATGATTGCAGAAAGTAATTATTTGAAACAAGGTAGACTTACTGTTGGTAAAAACTTATTGACTGCTGTTACTATATGGCATGGTTATAACTTTGAAGATGCTATAGTAATATCTGATAGATTGGTTAAAGACAATGAATTGACATCAGTTCATTATTTAGACTTGACATTTGAAGTTCCCCCAAATAAGCTTTTACTGAATCTTGGAGATGATGAAACTGCATATAAGGGAATTCCTAATATTGGAGATGTTTTGACTAAAGGTGACATATATGCCAAGATAAAGACATTGACTGGTATTAATGATAGTCTGGATATGATATTTGATGAACCGTTTGAAAAGGTGGTAACTGAAGATTGTGTTATCACTGATGTAAAACTTTTTGCTAACAAGTGGAATAAAGAGTTTCCACAATATGATACATTCGTGACATCATTGATAGCACAAAAGAATAAAGATCGGACTAGTATGATTGATAACCTATCTACGTATCTTAGTCAAGATCAGTTAGGTCACTTCTTGGAATCAATTGCAATTGATAACACTGAGAAGAAGAGAGGGACGTATAAAGTAAAAGGTGGATCTATTGATGGGATTAGATTCGAAATAACAGCAATGTATAAACGACCAATTGAAGTTGGTGATAAAATTGGGAACAGGCATGGAAACAAGGGAATCATTTCAAAGATAGTTCCAGAACATGAAATGCCTAGATTAGAAAATGGTCAAAGTGCAGATGTTGTACTGAACCCATTAGGTGTGATTTCAAGAATGAATATTGGGCAGCTCTTTGAGTTGCATATGGCAATGTCCGTTCAAGATATGAGAAACATTATTGTTAAGAAGTTCGAAGATAAAGAAGAAGAAGAAGAAATTAAAGAATTCATTTTAAACTATATAAAGATTATTGATAGTACTAAAAATAAAGAGTATACTCATCAAATGAAACTCTTTTTAGAAGCAGTATCAGTAGAGTATATTGTCAATCATATTGATTCGTTCTATGTTATTCAGCCTCCGTATGAATCAACCCCAGTTGATAAATTATCAGAGGCAATGGATTATACTGGAACCAGAATGGAGTATCCGTGTTATGATCCTTATGGGGATGATGAACACAATAAGGATCCATCTTATTTTGAACAGAATATAATCAATGAGATTGCAGTAGGTTATCAATATTTTATAAAGATGAATCATATATCAAAGGATAAAATAGCCCATAGAGGAGTTGGACCATATTCATCTAAAACATGTCAACCGCTTGATGGCAAGAATAGAAAGGGTGGACAAAGATTAGGAGAAATGGAAGTTTGGGCAGTAGCAGGACATGGAGCCGAATCTAATTTGTGGGAGTTTCTTACCACTAAATCGGATTCAATCAAAAAGAGAAATGCTACTATCTCAAAAATGATCCAAAATGATGATATGAAATTGGATGAAAATGATGATGACGTAAGTCAGTCAATCAGATTATTTCAATCAGAATTAAAGACTATGGGATTAGACTACGAAATAAAAGAGGAATTATAATGATAACTAAAGAAGAAGTAGAAGCAAAGTTTCCAGGAGCAATGGATAATGTTAAATCAATTCTTGCATCTATTGGAGATAATCCAACAAGAGAAGGATTGATTGATACCCCATTCAGGGTTGTAAAATCATGGATAGAATTGTATGCTGGATACAATCATGATATTTCTACAGTGTTATCTACATTCTTCCAAGAAGGTTTAGGTGAGGGAGAACTCGCTGACGAGATAGTAATGTGTAAAAATATTGATTTTACTTCAATATGTGAGCATCATATGCTACCGTTTAGTGGGGTATGTCATATAGGTTATCTTCCAAACGGAAAAGTATTAGGATTATCTAAGATGGCAAGACTTGTTGATATATTTGCCAGTAGATTACAAATTCAGGAAAAAATGACTGTTGACATTGCCGAGACCATGGACATGTATTTAAAGCCAGATGGTGTCGGAGTAATAATGGAAGCACAGCATTTCTGTATGATATGTAGAGGTGTCAAGAAGCAAAATGCTTCAATGATAACCTCAGCTATGAAAGGAAAATTTAAAAATCAACCTCAGACTAGAACTGAGTTTTTGTCCTTAATCAAGGACTAGGAGCTATTATTTAATGTCAAACGATACCAACACAAAACAGTACGATCTGGACGAGCTATTAGGTACAAACAATGAATCGTCAACCATAGTGGCTGAGTCTCCAACCGAGGAAGCATTGGATACACCAGAAACAGTTGCAGAGGAAACTACAACTGAAATGGTAACTACCGAAGCAGAAACAGCAGAAGAAGTTGAAGCACAAGTAGAAGTAGAAGTAGACCCACCTGATACGGGTAGTGTGTATGCATTACTAGAGGAACATGGATCTAAGATATCTAATGCTAGCAAAGCTAACATGCAATTCCCTAATGTTAGACCTGGCAGATATGTCTTGTTTATTACAAATGATGGAGATGAAAAAACACTAAAAGGTGATATTTATCTTCATGAGAATCTTGATCAATTGTATATTGAAAACTTCACACCTAGTAACATTACTGTCCACAAGTCTGGAATTATTGTTGAATCAAATACCAAAAGAGCGTATATTGGTAAGACGAATACTATTTCGTTTAATGTACTCGATGGTAGCCCCACTATCAAAACAGTTGTTAGAAAGGGACAGGATTCACCAATTGAAACAATCTCTGTAGATTCATCCGACATGGATATTGATGCAATCAAGTTACATATTAGCAAATCTTCTCCACGACTGAGTGGACTGGTAGCTGAAATGACTGAGAAGAGTGACATTAAGAATGAAACACTTGCATTCATGGCAATCACCACAGACATTAATCATCTGATTAAGCTGAATGAAGATGTCATGATGACGTGTAAGCTGTAACATATTTGTAGTGCAGTGTCCGTGAATTTAATAGATTTACGGGCATCTGCCTTTAATAATGATAAGCAAAAGATGTCCTCTCATAATAAAGAATGTATATCTGTACGACTTTAAATCTGCATATATGCGTATTCTCGACAGTATAGATTGGGATGTCAGCGAATTAGAAAAGATGAATAAAAGGGATAGGAATATTCAAATTGGTAAAATCCAAATTAATAATCCTGATCTTAGTTCATATTTAATATCTAATATAAATAGTCTAATTCAATTTTATGTATCCGAGAATAGTTTAACTGATTCGGATATCATTGTTACCCAACGGGACGGGTTCATCTCAACTAAACTGCTAGAGAAAACAGAAGACTTTCTTGAATTAGATCTTAGAAGTTATATAGATTTTATTGTATTAACTCCGGATCGTAAAAAATATATGACGTGTGGAACAGATGGGGTTACTGTAAAAGGAGTTAAAGGTAAATACCATAATCTTGATTTGGTGTATGAGAAGTTCAGAAAATTAAACTTCTACGACAGAAAAACATTATTTGCACAATTAAATAATATACAAAAATTAGTGTTAGATAATCCAAATCCTGAATTTTATATGGTTGATGTTGATGGAAAGAATGCAATTCAGACAAAGAAACATGGAACTATATTAGTTGCAAATTCCAGTCTGGTCGATGTCAAAGCAGTTGACACTAATAAGTATTTTAATCATTTCTTCAGAGAATTCTTTGAATCTATATTCTTGGAGTTCATATAATTTATACATGGACGATTTATTAGGAAAAATTGATATTAATTTAGTGAAACAGAAATTTCCTGTTTCTATTGACAACGTAAAAAGGATTAGATCATTTAGACAAAGTGTTTCTAGAAAATTTAAAACTCGATTTTATGAGTTAGAACCAGATTGGAGAACAAAAGAATTTAACTGGCTTAGTACCCATCAATATAAGAATTTTGATTTGTGGTTTGATAAAGAATTAATAGATTATAAAAAACATAGTAAGTTATTATGTAGATATCTTAATGGTAAATTTGATGAATGGTGGGATCCTGATAAATATGATTGGGAGAATTACTCTTCTGATTTAGCTTTTTCTTTATCATCTAAATTTGATGAATGGTGGGATCCTGATAAATATGATTGGAAGTATGGTAGTTCGGCATTAGCATCTGGATGTAGGAGCCACTTTAATACGTGGTGGGATGAAAATAAGTTTAACTCGCAATCGTTTATGTCATTAGTAACTAGTTGTTCGGGGCAGTTTGATATCTGGTGGAAGCCAGAGAAACTAACAAAATGGCAATGGAATCGTATTAGTGAAATTATGCCAATGTCTTATCCTAGTAAGTTTACTACATGGTGGGACCCTGAGAAGTTTGTTTATTCTACTGATGTAATGTATTACTTGTTTTCGTATTGTTTGGAATATTTTGATGATTGGTGGTTACCCGAGAGAATACCCACAAAATGGTGGAAGACTCAATCTCACTGGTTAGCAGCAAATCATCCAGATCTATTTGATAAGTGGTGGGATAAGAAAAAGTTTAATTATGGACAGAACCATTGCTCATACCCTTGTGATCGTGGGAGTAATCGACCTGTCGGTCGTCATGGTCTCATGAAATACTGTTCTGGGTATTTTAATAAGTGGTGGGATCGTCAACGAATAAGGCCCAATAATGAAAATTTTCGACATTTGGAAAACTATTGTAACGAGCATTCCAATATGTGGGCATCCGATTTAATAATATTTAAAATAGCAACAGAGGGATCAGTGTGAGTTATACATCATTATTATCATTAGGTACAGGAAAAATAGGAAACACTTTTCGGGACATAACATCTGATTTTGATTGTGTAGTATGCGTGGATAGGAGTTATGCAACTGGAGTCAATTCAACGGTAAGAGAAGCTGAAGAATCATATACCAGAAACATGAATGATAATACCCCATGTAGAATATACGTTGGAACAGATTTATTTGAGTTTCTAGATACATACAAATATCAATTTGATAAACTAATAGCGGATAGAATTTTCGAACACCAGTTTTACGATAGTGGTGAAATTGGAAGATTATTAGATGCATGTAATCAAATAACAAATGATGATGCGGAATTGGTAATTCTTGTTCCTGATGCATTAAAATTATCTGAGATTTTAATTGATTTTGAGAAAAGATATGAAGAGATGACTTCAGAGAAAGTAGAATCAACCAAATTATTATTAAATACGGAATTCAATAACACAATGTCAGATCCACATGGGTCGCAATGGACTCCAAAATTAGCTCATAGTTATATTGCTTCAGAAGGCGGAACATGGAAAATAGATAAAATAGAACATGATGTAATTCATAAGGGTAGAAATATCTATATGAGAATTTTTTGCTCCAAGCCTTAATCATTTGATATCATGTGAATCTTAACACTATCCCAACGGAGATTATTTCCAATGTGGAATATCCTGAGTATCGTAGAGAAATCTGCGGTTAATAACGATATTGTAGCACAGCTCGAAAAGATACAATCAACAAAGAAGGAAGCATAAGTATGCCAAAAGCAAAACAAGTTGCAGCTACCCTGACTAATATCCTAGAAAATCCATTGATGGTGGGGATTAGAGATAGAGGACATGATGTGGTTTCGTTGATTGATAAGATTGACGCCTTATGGGTGTACGATCTATTCAGTCGCAACCCGAGTGCTGCTCAGCACGATGACGCCGGTAATCTGATTTGTGCAACAGATCTAGATCTCGCTACTTTTCTGTATGCATTATGGGATAGAGAAGCAGTCATCAATATACCTGAGTATCATTCAATGAGGGGTGGAACCAAACAAGAAGGACAAATGGTTGTGTCGGATAAAAATCGGCATGGCAAAATTATGGGATTAACTGCACACAAAGAGGTATTCACATTCGGAATTCGTATTTTCGATCAAAATGTGATGACTACTGATGGTACAGGACATCCAAGAACATTCAACGTAACAGGATTGAATGGAGAATGGTATGACGGATGGAACACTATCGAGTTCATGCCAACCGCAGCTGAAAATAAATTCATGATGGAGTCGGGTATTCTTACTGATAACAAGATTGTCTTTGACAACTTCGTTTCACCAGAAAGATGGATCTCGTTTTATGGTCAGTATTATTTCTTGACGAAATCAATGCTGGACAGATTGACTGAAGAGAAAAAGCATCTCATTCATGAATGGGATAGACTTAGCTCCACTGGAATTGTTCTATCGGACGATAAAGAAGGAGTTATTAATACGTATAAGACTACGACATCTGAAAGAGAAAAAACAAAGCCGGTAAAGGTTGAGTATTTCTTGGTGGAGATTGATACTCCTGACATTGAGACTTCGTTTGAAGAATATGATAAAAACGAAGATGCCTTAAGAACCATTAAGAATAAACTTAAAGCGGTAAAAACTGCACAAGCAAAATTCAGATTCACAACTCGTTGTGTTGAATTTGCAGCAAGCAGAGAAGGAACTGATAGTTTCCCAACATGGATTCAAAATGTGAATTGGGAACCTGACAAGATCAAAAGGACCACATGGAATCGCTTAAAGATTACACAACCATCTGTGGGTGAAAGATCCGTATCTCTCAGATACAGGGTCAAAGAAGGAACCCAACAAGTGAACACTCGTTCGAACATTCCGAGCCGTGTTGAACTCATAACAGAAGGAAAACTATAGAAGTTTAAATTGGATACATAGTAGATTTAATAGATTTATCATGCGTATCCCCCTTTTATATATATTATGGACGAACTTTTTGAAATATTTATTGATGATCTAAACCCTGAGTGCCGAAAACGGTTATTAGAGTTTTTAGAAATGACGGAAGAACAAGTTAAAACAGAAACTAACTGGGACATCCATTCAATAACGGAAGTCCCCAAACCGGAACCACAATGAAGTAATTGACTATGGCATATAATGCAAAACATGAACACATAGCGGCACAAGTCGAGAAAGCTTTCTCTGCTCACCAGCACTACTATTTGAAAGTAGATAGTGGGGATAGTGGGGATAGTGGACGGCATCGAATAGGAACCGTGTTTGTTGGGCTTACATCAGATGGAGATGTTTGCAGGGGCGTTTCAATATGCAGTACCACTGAAACATTCAACAAAGACGAAGGATGGTGTCGATCAGCAGTAAGAGCTCTTAGAGCAACAAAGAAGAAAGAACACACTCTTCCAGTTATTGTTAGTGTGACGGAGGGCGATGATGACAGTGGGGATAAACTGTTTATAGCTCCTGCTTCAGTATTGATCACGATTGAACATCATGGTGAGATTTTACAATCTGAAGAAAGGTCAGAAGAAGGAAATTTCGGATATAAATCTCAGTTTGCAGTTACGCCAACTGAGGCAGAAAAGAAAATCTTACATTTAGGCGCACCATATCCATAATAGAAAAGGACAAATGATATAAGTGACGGGTTATAATGTCTCGTCACTTATTGACTTTCTTTAAGAGAAATTTAATATGGTTGTTTTTACAATATTTTATTTTTAATCAGGATTATAAATAGTGAATACTGAAAGCAATGACACTCCGTTAAGAGTGGGATTTACAGGAACTAGAATTGGAATGAGCCTCTACCAAAAAGAGACATTGAGACAAATGTTATCCGCAAATGGTATAGTAACTGAATTTCATCATGGGGATTGTATCGGATCAGATACTGATTCTCATATCATATGTCTTAACATGGGTATAAGTATTATTATCCACCCCCCAACTAATTCAAGATTGAGGAATTACAATAACGATTCCAAAGTAGAACATAGAGCAAAGGATTATTTAGAACGTAATAAGGATATTGTAAATTGTACAGATATTCTTATTGCCACACCAGAAACATTAATTGAGGAACAGAGATCTGGAACATGGTCAACAATCAGATATGCTAGCAGAAATAGTAAGATTGTGTTACTTATAAATGAGAATGGATTAATTTATAAGTATTTTGATGGTCAGCCAAAGATCCATAATAGTATACGAGTTAACGGATAACAAGAGACAAAAAAACATGTGTGGAATATCAATGTTTTTCGCAAGAGAATCAAAACCAGATTATGAAATTATAGAGCCTCTGTTTAAATGGTCTGAAAAACGAGGGACCGACGGATTTGGAATTTCAATTATAAAAAGATCTGAACCTGCAAGGAAGATAACTACATACAGAAGTATTTACCCCTATTCAACATGTAAGGGTGAAGTGAAAAGTTTTGTGAAAGTTAACTTTGACAAAGGAGATTTATTACTATCCAATGCAAGAGCAGCTCCTGAACAAGAGCCTCCTACTACTGAAACAAATATGCAGCCTATTGTAAATGATGGAGTTGTAGTTGTTCATAATGGTTCTGTCTCTAATTTTGTATGTGTGGATTTGAAGAATTGGTCTAATAATACTGGCAAGTTTAAGTTTAATACACAGATTGATTCTGAAGCTATTATTGCAGAGTATATAAGGCAGGACAAAAATATCAAAGACACATGCGAACATTTGTCTGGTGGTTTTGCTGCAATACTATATGATATTGCATTAGATAGAGTTTATTACTGGACTGATTTTAAACCGTTAGCCCATATGGCTATTCGGGGAATAGGATATGGATTATCTAGTTCTAACGGGTGTCTTACAGAAATAATAGAAGATGTTACTGATTGTACTAGAAACGGCGAAAATACATGGGAAGACTTTTATAATCACTATCTAAGAGGCCAACGTATTAAGAGTCTGGATTTAGATTCTGGCTTTATTAGAAATATTAAATTCAGTCCTAGATTTGTAACTCAGAATTTTGATACAAACTTTGATAATGATGGAAATAGAAGATGAATGACTTACAAAACTTAGCACCCTTTGTAGAAGAAGCTAATGCTTCTAATTCTACATTAGATAAAAAGAAAGTAATTGAAAGATATCCACAATGCAAGGAAATATGGAAGTACATATATGATACGATAAACTATCAGTATGGCGTTACTTCTGATAACCTTAAAAAGTTATCTAGTGTTGTGGCTGAAACAAATGAATACAATGAAATTATAACATTATTAAAGGCGTTAGATAATAGAACTCTGACCGGTCATGATGCAGTAGGAGCAGTTAATAGATTCATAGCAGAAAACCATGAACATACTGATCTTATATATAATATCATTGACAGAAATCTAAAGACTAGAACTGATACTAAATTAATCAATAAAATATTTCCTAATACTATTCCAGTGTTTAATGTTTCATTGTGTGAAACATATAATGCTAAAGCAAAAGTTGATTTTGTAAAAGAGAAATGGTATGCGTCAAGGAAACTCGACGGCAATCGTTGTTTAATATTTGTAGATAATGATCTTAATGTTAAATTCTTTTCAAGAAGTGGTAAAGAATTCTACACATTAGATGTAGTTAAATCTACTTTATTAACGTGGGCTGGTGAAAAAGAAAAAGAAGATCTAATTAGGAATAAAGTCATTGATGGTGAAATCTGTATGGTTGAAGATGGACTAGAGGATTTCCAGAAGATAATGAAATATATAAGGAAAAAGAACTATACAATTCTAAATCCTAAATTCTATGCATTTGATATAATATCTATGGATGATTTTTGGAATGAAAAGGGAACAACCACATTCATTAATCGATTGGGGTTTTTAACAAATATTGGATTTGATGGAACAGTTTTGACCTCGCTACCACAAACGCTAATCACTTCCACTGATATGTTTGATGCTTGTGCTAAGGCAGCTAATGACAATGAATGGGAAGGACTGATACTTCGAAATGGAGATTCAGTGTATGAAGGAAAGCGGACCAGAAGCATGTATAAAGTTAAACAATTTATAGATGCAGAGTATATAATTAAAAGTGTATCAATGGGTCCATTCAGGCATATTGATTCTATAACAGGATTAGAAGTTGAATGTGAATTGCTCAGTAGAGTTAGTATTGAACATAAGGGGAATCCGGTGGGGGTAGGTTCTGGATTTAGTCTTGAACAGAGAAAGATGTGGCATAAAGATCCGAATGATCTGTTAGGTAGAACTATAACAGTTAGATATTTTGAGGAAACAGTAGATGAAAAAGGAAAACCGAGTTTGCGATTTCCAGTTATCAAGCATATTTATGATGGAGAAAGAGATGTATGAGTGAATTATGTCTAGTATCATGTAGTGGGGGCTTAGACTCTTCCTCTACATTAGCAATGTTAAAATTAGCAGGCTACGAGAATGTCATAGCATGTTATTTCAATTATAATCATAGAGGTGGCGATTGTGAAAAATTGGCTATCACGAATGTTGTTGATGAATTAACAGCTAAAGGAATGCCTGTTACACTTAAGGAATTTGATCTTTCTGGTATTTATGAAGCTATGGGAAGTAAGGATATATCTATGTTAGAGAATCCTGAGGCCGAAGTGACCACCGGAACGGCTAAGGGGCTGAAAACACTACATGCATGGCACCCTGGACGCAATATGATGTTCATGACGGTAATGGCATCATATGCAGAATCATTGGTTATGAAACATGGATATGATAAAGTTTATCTATTAGGTGGATTTTTGAATCTTACAGAATCAGGTCACTACCCCGACAATTCAGAATACTTTTTACAATCATGTTTGGAACTATTTAATTATGGAACATTGATAGGAAATAGGATAACTCCATTATATGGATTATCTAATTTAATGAAATCAGATCAGTGGGAATTGATTAAACACTTTGATTTATGGGATGCCATCAAACATACTATTAGTTGTGATAGACCTTATTTATATAGTACATCTGATGGGGATTCAGTATCGACCCCACATAATTGTATGAAGGATGGTCTTCCCGCATGTGGATCGGGACTTCTGTCATATTGGTCTTCTAAAATGGTTGGGATAGATGACATGAATATTAGAAACTTCTATGAAGTAGATGATCCTGATTACCACCCATACATACCTGTTCATATAAACGAAGGGAAGACTCTAGATAAAGATATCTACAATATTATAGATAGAATACAAATTCCTGAAGATAGAAAAAGTGAATTACGTTCTCGATTAGGAGGTTAATCTATGGACACCCAGCAACCTGATGCTGTTACTACAATGGCAAACAATTATGTTACATCGGTTTGTAACCCGGCTATAACATATACTCATATTTCGTCTAATGTCAATAAACCTGTTTTTCATAAAGATGGATATTTTGAATTAAAGTCAGCCGCTAACATGAGAGTAATGAACCCAACCCAAATACCAATGGGGTTGAGTATAGATTTTCCTATAGGTGTAATTCCATTCATTCAAGTTGATCCATCATTAGAATTTGATCATGGTGTCTATGTTCAAAATTACATGTATAGAAATGAACATGATGGGGAAGTGTGGCTAAGTGTTACTGCTTTTAACTATGCATATGAATTTGCAGTAGGTGATGTTATTGCTAGAGTATTTGTATTCTCGTCACCTGGAGGGACATTAGACATATACGAAAAAGAAGAAGAGACTGAAGAAGAGACTGGAGAAGAGAATGACCCAACAGACGACCCTGGAATACAGTAAAGAACAAAACGAAGCCATTGGATTAATAACCGAGTGGTATAATTATAATGAGGAGAAACCATTTATTCTTGGAGGTTATGCTGGAACTGGCAAAACTACGTTAGTAAGTACAATCCAGCGTATATTTCCTAGAATGGTGAAAATTGCATATATCAGTTATACTGGTAAGGCATCTCATGTGTTAAGAGTTAAACTCAAGTCTACTAATTCATTAAGACCCGTAGATTATTGCGGAACTATACATTCCTTGATATATAAACCAAAGGTTGAGGAATCTTCAGGGAATATCATTTCCTGGGATTTAAAAACCAAGGATGAAGTTGAGTATGATCTACTAGTTGTAGATGAAGCTAGTATGATTGGATCGGATATATATAAGGATTTGAAAAGTTATGAAATCCCCATATTAGCAGTTGGGGATTGCTTTCAACTTCCACCTATTGAAGGAACATTAAATTTAATGGAAAATCCTGATTTTATGTTACGTGAAATACATAGGCAGAGTGAAGGAAATCCAATAATAAAATTATCTATGGATATAAGATCGAACGGAGTTATACCTCCAGGTATGTATGGAGAAAAAGTTGCAAAGGTAGTTGGAAGTAAAAACAAAGCTGTAAATAACTTCCTTCGTAATACTAATAACTTTGATACAACTTTATTACTATGTGGGTTTAATGCTACTAGAGTAAAGATGAATAATTACATTCGAGAAAATTTATTGAAAAGAACTACTTCAGATCCCCAGAAGGGAGACAGAGTAGTTTGTTTAAAGAATAATCATTTTGCAATGGATACTGTTATATACAATGGTAGTTGTGGCAGGATAAGATATATCTCAGATCATGGTTGTTATTATGAAATAGAAGTAGCAATAGATGAAACCCCTGAAGTATATCATGGACCCATAGATAAAACATGTTTTGGGAATTCGTCTCCTGAGATGAATCCTACTAAAGTGAATAGAGCAGTGATATCTGCATCGTCTCTTAACGTATATGCAGCTAAACTTGATTATTTTGATTATGGTTATTGCTTGAGTGTTCATAAAGCACAAGGAAGTCAAGCAAATCGAGTCATGGTATTAGAAGAACGAAGTAGCTATTGGGATGATGAATATTGGGCTAGGTGGTTATATACAGCAATAACAAGAGCACAGAATCAACTTCTAATAGTGGCAAGGTGACTAAATGTAATAATATATGACATCCATGATTACAAGTATAACCATGATTGGGAATATTACTATCGAAGTAAGAATTGTGTCTGTAAATGATTTCATTTTAAAAAATCATTTTAAACGAGAATTTAATAAGTTTTTCATTTCAAAATATTTATCAAAGGAGAGATATCCCATTGGCATCTATAATTAGTCTACAGACAATATCAGATTCTGTATTAGTACAAGATATGAATTATGATTTTGGATATAAGAGAGTTAAAGATCCAGACGGTTCAGATACTCCGTATTTCAGTTTATCATATAGAGAGTCCGGGCAACCGTGGCTAACATGTAATGGACTATTGTCCGAAGAATACCAAGTAGCCAAAACATCAGAAATAATTAAAGATATACAAGCGTCTCTTGGTGCTAAAACAATTGGCGAAAAGCATTTTAGAGATAAAACATCAGTTAAAAGTATATTTATACTAAAGGATTATGTTTTAGATATTCCTGGTGATACTGATGTAGATAAAATTCTATTCAATTTAATGACAAATTTGAATCTAGAAGAAATAACTTCTAAGACCGGATTAGCATTTGGAATAATAAATGGATTTTCTGGTAATCTTGCTTTGCAGTTGAATTACAGTTTCGTTACTGCATTGTTTGGGGACAAAGAAGATGGTACTAAAGCTAAAGCAAGTGTATCTAATCCTTTTGTATTAGATGAGTTTACTCACCGGCTTATTCATGATGACACACTCAATTTAACGTATGAACAAGTTAAGGATGTTAAGAGTAAATGCGAGGATAGAATAAACAAGTTCAAACAGATTCCTGTTGATATTGATTTCTTAACTGGTTTAACCAAAGCTTTTCCGAAAAAATTAGTGAGAACGTTTATCGAAATGCAAGACAACTTGAATGACGAATTTCGTAATCTGTATTATGCTTCATTCATTCTATCATATCTTATCGACGCTGATAAGAACATTGTTAGGGAATTAGAATTAAGAAAGTATCTATCAGCATTTGTAGCAAAAAAAGATGGAAAGTTAATATAAGGAACAAATTGTAAATATAACTACTAACGACCTCCCATTGGTATGTTAAAATCTGAAATGGAATATATTTTGGATTGAGGCTGTATTTCAAAATATGACAGTTGAAAATCTTCAAGATAATTGGAGAGATTTAGAAATAATTAGATTTCAATGTCAAAGTTACAAAGAGAGTGTTCGAATAATAAGTGATCAGAAAAAATTGGTAAAATGGGTTCTTGCAGATAAATATAAGCAGGAACAAAAAGGTAAACGAAAATGACCACTGATAATGGAAATTGTCCTGAATGTGGATATATTCATCCCCCAGTAGCAGACGGGGAATGTCCACTAGCAAAAGAATCAAAGTTAGAAAATGATAGAGCAAATGATCCTAGACTTATAACATGGAGTCAGGCTATTCAAACTAAGGTAAATCAAGTTTGGAAAAGTCTTCCTTTGGAATCAAGGGAAGATTTTGCCAAACAAATATATAGCAATATTGAGTCGTTTTGGATAAAAACATCCAAGTAATTTTTTTTGTAGGAATTTAAATGCCAGCTATTGATATTTCAAAGGTAAATAGACTTGGTAAGAATTTTAGTGTAGAATTATACATAGGAAATGTAGACATATCTAAATTCTTGACCCGGGTTCGTATGATACATACTGCGAATTCAGTGTGGCCGAAATTTAGTATAAGTTTGAACATTAGTTCAAATGATATAATCTTAAATGACATTTATGGTCAAGAAACAATGCATTTGAGAATCTACTTAATGCAAGAAGATAATATGCCAGTGGAGTTGGTACAGTACAAATTGTTGTATTTAAAAGCTGATACTCATCTATTCCTTAGACCTGAAATGAATGAAACAGAAACACCAGATACAATGGGTGATAGAGGTCCAGTAACATTTACTGCAATTCCACTTCCTTCATTTAATACAATGTGTTCTTTTGTAAATTATATTACAGAAGAAGAAGATCCTAGTCTATGTCCTGTAGATACAGTGGCTAAGATAATAACAGATTTAGGATTAGGAGATAGATTAGATATAGATAATAGGGGGAAGAATTTAGAGTTGATTCCTCAGTTTATATGCCCACCAATGACAGTAACACAAATGATTTCATTTATAGATAATGCATTTTCTTTATATAATGGGCCGATGTTTAGATTTTGTGGATTTGATGGGAAGATTCATATGTGGAATTTAAATGAGAAAATAAAAGATATTCCCGTATGTAGAATATTCCAGATGAACACTGCAAGACGAGATAAGACTCTATTCTCTAAAATAATGGATGATGTACATAATAATAGTGGTACATATTACACTAGAGATCCTATTAAAACTTTATATTTTGGAAATAGTTCTATTGTAGAAAATGGATTTAATAGAGTATTTACAACACATCCCCCAAATGATTTATATCAACATTTTTCTGAGACTATTGGAAATATTGCAACAACCAAAGGTGTGTTTGAAGGATCTTCAGGGGCAAAGATGCATCCTAATGTAAGAATCCGAAAACGGTATACTCATAATATTGGTGGTGTGAGTAATTCAGCATTGGCAACGACAGCCGTCTCCAATGATATCAGAAGTATGTTGGGGATGGGGATTACAATAAGAAGAAATATCAGGATGATACCTATTGTTAAAATAGGAAATCCAGTAGATTTTGTACCAACGATATTTGAATATCAATCATATAGAGGAAAGTATATTTTGAATTCTAGTGATTTTATTCTTAGTAGGGAAACATCTGATAACTGGGATTCAGTGTGCCACTTGACATTATTCAGAACTTCTCCTAGTTATTTTGAGAATCCAATTATAGAAAATAAATTTTCTGGATCAACTCAAAATATAGTTTAAATATTTATGGAAACAACAACAGAACGATTAGAGATATACTATAAAGCTAAAGAAGATTCTGTCTATTTTATAGAGCATTTTATAGAGCTAGAAGAAGTAGGCGGAAACATTCTATTTAAGTTGTACGATCCACAAAAAGATTTCTTGCGTACTATTGTAAATGATCATCATGTTATAACTTTAAAGTCAAGACAGATTGGAATTTCAACAATAGTTCAAGCATTTATTGTATGGGCATTGATATTCAATAAAAACGTTGTTGTTGGTGTTGTTAGTAGAGATGGTCCTGAGTCTACTGACTTTTGCAGAAAGGTCATGGCAATGATCAGGAATTTACCAGATTGGATCAGACCTAAATTTGTTAAAGAAGCAGAGCAAACATTCATATTAGATAATGGATGTAAATTTCATGCATCACAGGTAAATGCAAAGAAACCTGAAAACTTATTTAGAGGAAAGGCATGTACGATTGTTGTTGTGGATGAAGCTGCATTCATTGATTATATAGATGAAGCATTCTCGGGATTTGGACCAACTCTTGTTAAGGCCCAAAGTGCAGCCGAAGCAAAGGGAGTTCCTTATGGGACAATAGTAATTAGTACTCCTAATAAAACTGTAGGTATTGGTAAATGGTATTATGAGCGTTGGGTAGAAGCTGAGACTAATCCTAATTCTATCTATAAAGCTAAAAAGATTCATTGGAAGCAGGTTAAAGAATTCAGAGAAGATCCTACTTGGTATCCTAGGCAGTGTGCTATCTTACATAATGATCGTGCAAAGATTCAACAAGAGCTAGAAATGAAATTCTTAGCTTCAATAAATTCATTTTTCCCTGGTGAAATTATCGAGAAACTTAATGATGTTGATACTCCCCCTATAGCCAAGTTGACATTTGAGAGTCACGATTTGCAGATATGGAAACAGCCAAATAAAGATTCATATTATATGATATGTGTTGATGTGGCATCTGCATCTGGTACTGATTATTCAGCAATTGAAATTATAGATTATGTTACATTTGAACAGGTTGCGGAGTATGTAGGTAAGCTACGGGTTGATGATTTTTGTAAGGTAGTGGAGTCAGTGTGTAAGATTTTCCCACGGAATTTAACTATTGTAGAGGAAAACTCATATGGTAATCAAGTTATAGAATTTTTAACTCGAAGTTCAATCGACCATAATTTATATCAGCATAAAATAAAGAACACCGCCAAGAATAAACGACCAACATACAAATATGGATTATCAACGAATGCACAAACTAGACCTTTGATCTTTGATTCGTTATACACATATGTATCTGAAAATACTAATCTTATTAAATCTAGGAAGTTAGCATTGGAGCTTATAGGACTAGAAGAAAATACAGGTGGTCGAATTAATAGAGTTGAAGCCTCTAGGGGAATGAATGACGATATGGCTATATCATTAGGATTTGGTGCATATGTTAGAATGTATGATCCACCCATGAGTATATCGTCTGTTACATCTGAAGCTGTAGTTGATGATATGATGGGAGTATTAGATATGGGATTCTCGGAAGGTAGTTATAGTTCTGATATTAATGATATGAAGTATAGAGAGAAAATGACCCAACATGACGTAAGTAATAAAATTCTTAAACATATCAAAGAGAATTTACATGAAGTAAGTAAAGATTCTCCTATGGTAGATGTAACTAAAATATTAGGATTTAATATAAATGATTCAGACGATATTGTACATTAACTTTGTTAAGTATAAGATCCTAGAACAAAATACAAAGAGGCTTAGTAGATGACCGATTTACAAGAGAAATTAGGAATTATTCCTTTCTCTGTTAAAGAGATTGTAAAATTACATGATTATTCGGTCTATTCCTCGGAGAAATTAAAATCTAGTTTTATTGATATAGTGTCTAAGAATAAATTAATATCTCCAGTCAGAGGACCTATTTCGAATCTAATAAATGATGATGTCATAGTACCAGGCTTTATGTCGAAGAATATTATTAAGCTTCTTTTACATAAAAAATTTGCTAATGGATTTAAAAAGACTTTGATGGGGATATATCATCCTGAGAGTCATAAAATATATATTTTAATGGACAATAATGTAAATTTATTTTCATGGGTATCAGATAAAAATGTATCTCAAATACTTTTACATGAAGTAATGCATTATGCATGTAGACAAGATCAAAACAAGTTTTTTAATATTTTTAAAGATATGTTTGCATCATACTATAGCAAATTTTTCGAGATTTATGCGGGAATACAAATTGAATCAAATTCAGCAAAACGAATAGCAAAATTTCTAATATCAAACTTTGAAAATACTAAACAGTATAAAGTCAACTTAAAGGTGTACTATGAGTTTATAAAAAAAGAACTTAGTGTGTTTGGGAAAAAACGAGCAGAAGAAATTGCAATGGATTTGGCATCGGCGTTTGGTCTTTATATGAAAAACAATGCTGTGTTTGTTGCGACAATAAATAATAACAAACAGATGAATAATTTGTATTATGCATTAATAGATGCATACAAAGAAATCGGAATAGTTGACCCAGATACAACTGCGGCACAGGAATTAATGTGGCCTAGTGAAATAGCAGCTATAGCATGTGATAAGCCCAATTCTTTACATTACAAGGTAATAAATTTATTAACTTAGGATTTTAATGGCAGAAGATTATCAAATGAGAGATCTTAGCTCTCAGGTATCCTCTTTATCTGACAGTATTAAGAATCTTTCAACTACAACTATAAGAGCAGCTTCCCGTCCTATCACTGCGGCAGCTAGTGCTATAAAAGACCAAGTAGGTTTTAGTGGAACACAAGCTGCTGGAATAACGGTTGCTACTGCAATTAATCCATTTGTTGGCCAGTTAGCTAAAAGTATTATAGAAAAAAATAAAGGTACTCTTTCTTCTGCTGTACGAGGAATGTATCAAGGAACTAAAGATTTAGCAGGTGCAGTTAAAAACAAGCTCAATAGAGAGAAATCTCAAAAAAATATGATTGATGGTGGCCCTAAAGAAAAATTATCGGTAATATCTAAAGGGCATATGTCTAATCAAACTAGAGATGATAAAGGTAGATTTGTAGATAAAACCGAAAAATCTAAAACGAGATCTAAAAAGAGAATACATAATACATCCTATAGTAGAATGTATGGTTCTTCAGATGAAATTGAAGCAATTGACAGATTAAGAATTAGTAATGCACAATGGTTAATAGCAGTAAATACCCTTACTAAAGGTGAACTTAAAAAGAAAAATTTACCTAAAGCTAGAAAGGGTGGGTTTGTAACAAAGTCAGGACAAGCGATTGTCCATGAAGGGGAAGCTATTATACCATCTAAAGCATTACAATTACAGTTAGATTATCTTCATATTATATCTTCTAATATAGCAAAAACTTCACCTAACGTACAACTGATGGCAGATAATGTTGGTATCTTGGGTGCTACTATGCTTAGTATGGCTGATAACGTGGTTGATTCATTTGTTAAATCTGGTCCTCTTAAATCTGTGTGGAAGGGATTTAAAATGTTTACAGATTTCGTATCTTTCACTGCTAATTATACAGTATTAAGTGGTCCTGCTCAAAAATATTCTAGACGGGTAATTAGAAGAACTGCAATAGATACAATAGCTGTATCTGCTATGTCTATATTTGGACAATTGTCTTATGGATTTGAGGTGATGCAAGATCAGTTGAATAGAATTATTCAAAATACGGGTGGCGGAGCAATAACTCCAAAAGGCAGAGGATTAATTGACGGACCAGATAAATTATGGGATAGATTCAAGAGATTTTCAGCATCTGGTGATTTTTTAGATTTGATGTCATCTGATACGGGTGAACAGAAAGCAGGTGGTGGATTATTTAGTAGGGCTAAAGGCAGACTAAATAGTATGCTAGGTAGAGCACCTAAGGCCGCAATGGGATCTATGGTGCCATTGAATGTTACGAAACAAGGGATGGTACATGTTCAACCTGGAGAAATGATAAGTCCTAGTGGTGATAATGCACAGAGACGATGGAAGAAAAATGCAACAGATACACAACAAGCTGCTGAATATACTAAACGGTTATATGATCACACTGTAATAACTGATCGTAAGACATCAATGCATCAAGGAAAACACTGGGAATGGCTTAGAAAGAATAAGTTTAATGCATTGTTAAATAATCTTTGGGTGATAATGGCATCTGTGGTTGGTTCTATTGGTGCTGCTATCACTGGAGTATTTGGTGGTGCTTTTTCAGGCATTGCTTCGCTACTCGGGTTAAAAACAATAACAAAAGGAGGAGCAGTATCAAAAGCTAGTGGAGCTCTCACAGGAGTAGGAGAAGCAGCAGAAAAAGGAAAATTCTTTAAAGGTGGGATGTTTCAGTCTGCAAAACGAGTAGGTTTAAAATTATTAGGTAAAGGGCCAATGTCTGCACTATCAAAATTATTGGGAGGAGCAAAAGGAGTAAAGGGTGCTGGTGCACTTGTTGGAGTTACTGGCATTTTAGGAGGAGTTGGAGCAGTTAAGCTTCTGGCACCTATAGCGGGACTAGCTTCCAAAATATTCCTTCCCTTGTTGATTATTACTACGGTCATCGATGGAATCATTGGGTGGACTAAAGCCGGAACATGGTTTGATACACTTAAGCCAACGTTATTAATGAAATTTTCATCATTAGTTGGTGGAGTACTTGATGGGTTATGGAGAATAATACAATGGCCTGTAAATTTCATACTGGAAAGACTGGGTGTTAATTTTCAATTACCCGGTTTGGGTAAACCGATAGCTAAGTATTTAAACTTTATGGGTGAGATGAATTTAAAGATTCTTGGATTTCTAGGAGATTCTATATCTAATATCGTTTCCTTTTTAATGAATCCTGCTGAAAGTCAAAAACGAGTTACTGCTTCTATTAAAGCTATAGTCCCTAGAATACTTGATTTCCTTCAAAAGGATCTTCCAGATATAGTAATCCCTAACATAATTGGTATAATGAAAAAGTTTGTTTCTGGAGTAGTTACTTTCTTTTCCTCTGGTGGAAACTACTGGAAGATAGCAGAAATAATATTTGACATAACTATTAAGTATATTAAAACACAAGCGTTCCTGGGTAAGATAGTGGGTAAGATGGTATGGCATATATCTAAACTTATTTTCTGGCATCTGCCTAAATTATTTGTGAATGTATTTTACTCTTTAGGAGAAGCATTATACGAGAATAGGGACAGGATTATTCCTATGATATTATCTCCAATTATAGCTATTGGTGAAGCAGCAGTTGCAATAAAAGATATAGTAGCTGAGACATCCATATTTTTTGCAAAGAAGATAGCCTCTACTGTATCGAGTTTATATAATCTTATAATCACTGGTATTAAATCTGCAATGTCATCCATAATAAAGGATAATCCTTTACTTAGAAAAGCTATATCCTTAGCTCCTGGCGGGAAAGGTCTTTTAGCTTCAATTGATGCAGTAGAGACTGATAGAAAGAAACACAGTACAAACTTAGCTATAGCCCAATATACTGGTACTGGTAAGGATAAGGCGTTAGGGGGAAGGCTTCTTAATGGTCTTAATTATCGTCAATTAAAAATGGTTGCCAGAGGGGAGAATGCATTTAAAGATTCTAAGTATGATAATCTGCGAGAAGGAGCAGCTAATAGATTACGTGTTAATCATGGTGAAATTATTAATGCTAAAGCTCAAGATGAGATGATGGCAATAAGAGGACAATCAGCTAACCAGAGGAAAATTATGAATCAAATGCATCAAATGCAGACTGCAACCGTTGCACAGTTAACTAACGTGGGTCAAACAATTATTAATAATACCAATACATCTAATTCTAGTACTACTTCAGCTCCTACAGATGGAGATTTGGATGTTAATATGTCTGGTGTAGTTAATGGAACAGGAGTAAGATAATGGCGTCAATAACAGAATCAGGACTCGGTGCAAAAGAGATTATTCTTAATAATAATATACCATTAGGTCTCCCGCCTTTAGACGGAAGAATAATGGGTATGGATGCCAAAGGACCAACTCCTGATGATGCGATTATAGACACTCTTCCTATATTAGAACTTAGTCCAAAAACTCCTAGATTATCACATTCTGGATCAGAATTTTACAGACTTACTGCTGCAATGGATGGTGGAACTCATGTTAAACCTTCATTTAGACAGCATCTTAAAGATACATATAACATAATATTGAAAGGCAATGGAACATCACAGAATACACTTAAATATGCAACATTAAATAACAATCCTCCTACTGAATCATATAGTAATGATTATGAAGAAAGTATGTTTGCTAGTAGTACAGATGCTGCATCTAAAGCAGTTAGAGAGTTTACATTTGCAACAGGAACAGAAACAGCAGGACAAGGATTGAAGACACTTTCAGAACTATTACCAGATGCCCTGTCAGGAACTTTAACAGGATGGGGAGAGTCTTTAGATTCAAGATTAAAAAATAGTGGAGTTTCGGGTCAAGCCAAAACAATTGGTAATGCTGTGTCAGGGGTACTTATGGGTCATAAATTAGACTTTCCCCATATTTGGAAATCTTCAGGGTGGTCTCCATCATATAGAGCACAGATCAGATTATATAATCCGTATCCTAACGATAGCGATATGACACACAAATATATAACTGCCCCATTAGCTACCCTTATGATGTTCGTTACACCAAGGAGTGTTGATGGGCATACATTCTTCTGGCCTTGGTTGTGTGGTGCCAGAATCGCTGGATTATTTAATTTGAAGGCAGCGTACATAAAAACTGTAACAGTTACAAAGGGTGGAGACGATAATCATATTGCATATAATCAACGTCCCGGTATTGTAGATGTTACAGTTGAAATTGGTAGTTTATATGACACGATGGTTAATGTTACTAAAGCTGCACATGGTATAAAAACAGATACCCCTACGGTATTAGATTACTTAAATGAATTTGGGGCATGTAAGGGGTGGTCAGACGGTGCACAAGAGAGTCCTCCTCATTGGATAAATTATGGTGGGGATGATTATCCTGATAAACAATTCCACATTGATTCTGCTCTTGATGATGAGGCTAGTATTGTGTTGGCTACTAAACCGAGCTCAATATCCAGAGTAAGTAGTACTGGTACTAGAAATGATACATCTGCCAGAGTGACGCCGGCACAAATTGCCCGAGGTAATGGGCTTGTTAATTCAAATCCTGGCTTGTTTAATACTACTTAATTGCTGAAATGATTATAAACAAGCATAGCAATATAATATGCTAAATAGCTCCTTGAAATATGCTTCGATTGAGAAGAGAGTTTATCGAATTTTTCAACATAACCTAAATCTTGGTTAAGTTGATTATGTACTTGAATTAGGACCTTTTTAAAGTACACAGGTTTTGTACTTTTCTTTATTGCCATTAGTTTTTTGACTATTTTTGCATAGTCATTTTGTGGCATATGTACACTAGGAGTTTCTCGTAATAACAAGAATATTAGTAATTCTAGATTCTCCGTGTATTTAGTATTAGTTAAAGTATTTGAATATTCTTTAGCTAACCGTCTATTAAATTTGGTAATTTGCTGAGATAATTTAATGGCACTAGTATCTACGGCTCTATAGATAGTAATTTCTTTAGCAATTCTTCCAGCTTCTATTCTTAATTTTTTATCTGTGGTTTGTTCTTCTGGAAGATCTTCTTTTGTTAATCTTGATGCTCCGCCATCTTTCGCAATGTCATAATACTTATTAGCGAAGCTCCTAACTGATTGGTTAATTCTTCCACGTAGTACATATATCATATCAATAATTTCTACAGGATCATCATTAGATAGACCCTTTTGGAACTTCTTATAGACTTGACCCGATAAATATAATACGGCTTCCCCAATTGTTTTTTTGGTCGTAAATAAATGATTATGTGATAACCTACTAATGGCTGCTCTAAAATAATCTGGGTTACAGTATTTTATAAACTTATACATTGTATTAGTATAGAATCTTAATGCTAAAAGATTTAATGTAGCTAGACCAGCGGCGGAATCTTTTTTGATTGTAAAGTCTTGACAAATTAATACAAGTAAAACAGTTTGAGCATCATGCAGAAGTTTAGGATCTACTTTCTTCCATTTTGGATTTCTGTATTTAGCTTTAGAATATGCTAATAGATCAGCTTCATTAGATTTAGTTACATGTAGAAGTTCTTTGTGTATATCCGCAACACGTGGATAGTAGCATTCCTGAATCAAGAATTGAAGCTCATTAGCTACTTTCTTTAAAATTAATCTATGAAGTTTAGCTGCATCAAGTATAGCAATTATATCGTCCTTAGAAGTGTTGTTAGGTGCATCTAATTTTCGAATGTAGGATATGTTAGGCATGGTTTATTATATAATGGTAATGGATATTGAATCTGATGTGAATGCTACTAATTGAGGTGTATAATCTAATAGATCAGCAAACACAAGATCATCTATTTTATAGTTGAATCTAATATCTATTTCTGGGCCAATAATTTCTACAAATCGAACACCTAATACCCCTCTAGCAACTTTTACAATTTCCGATCTATCAATATCAACATCCATACCAAATTTTGATGCAAAATTATCTAGTAATGCTGTTTTTATGTTAGCTTCTAATGCTGAAGAAGATATTGCTATATCAGGATCTTTGTTAATTTTTAAAGATACATTAAACGGAATATCAAATATTGGTTCAACCCAACTTATTCCTGTCCATTGTAATTTTTTGTTTTGATCTGGATCACTTGTATTTAATGGATTAACTATTTGAATAAACTCATCGAATGATGGTTTTATAAATATCCAACTGTTACCGTTCCATTGTGCCAGTTCATTTTTATGTGTATTCCAGTCTTGACTGAATATATCAATTCCTTCTGTTCCATTTACAATATATGTATCATTTATTACTGGAGTATTAGGAACTTCAGTTAAACTTCTGGATATTATCTTTGTTGATGCAATGGCATTATATTTCATGTTAGTCAACTTGCCAATTGTATCTGCAAACTTAATATTGAGAAAATCTGTTAACATTCGAATTGAGTTAATTTTTAGATTACCAATAAGTTTCTGAAATACAGCCAATTCAAAATTATCTACATTGAAATTTTCTTGAGTTATATAAGATGAGAGTATAGTTGGAACGTTATGTACTGTTGTTACTCCATCAGTCTCCGTTATTGAACTAAACATGAAATCACTTAAATCTTTTCTAATGATTACATCTGCAGTATGAGTAGTTAATGTAATCCATTTTGATGGTTGAGATGTATCGCTTTCAATTCCTAATGCGATTTTATCTTCCATTGTAATCTGGCTGTACGGAATAAGTCCTTCCACTAATACTTTGAATTGAACAGAGTTTCTAGGAAAGTTTAAGAAGTCAAAGAATTGATAACTAAATCCATTAACCTTTGTAACATCTTCAGTATCTAATTCAGTTGTCATTGAATACTTTGCATTATCAAATGTAGTAATTAGATTTGCTCTGAATTGAGTAACATTAGTTGTGGGCGTATGGTTTGCATTTGTATAGATATCTATATTGATAATATTAGTATCATTTGGATCAACAGTTGATGTAAATTTGACTGAAGGAATATTTAAAAATACAAGAGGATTATATGTCGGATCACTACTTTCTAAAGCAGAAGTAATTGTAACTTCTCTTAAGATATATTCATAACTAGCTTGTAGCGATGTTAAATCAATAATCATATTGAATGCTGATTCAAAATCATCATGATTAGGAATTGTAGCACCCCTAGGGACAAAGAAACTTGTACTATCAAACACATAGGGGAGATTTCTAGTTGGTACGATTTCAGCCGCCCCATTTGCGTTTTCTGGATTGTTATATATGAGCTCAGAAAATACCGAAATTTCGTTTGTTTTTAAATCGCTTCGTTTTAGAATAGGTTTCGTTTTTTTAATAGGTACATTAGGAGCAATAATATTAAAATCGTCATAGTCAAACTCTGATACGAGTCTACCTTTGCTGGTGAGATTGGTTATTGCTGCACTTTTAATTTCTGATAAGGATGGAGTATCTTTTCCTCCAGTAGCAGGTTCAGTATTTACTGTGGTCAGTTTTACCCGTTGGACTCTATTATTATCATTTTCATAGAATAGACTATCTGATGAAGTAATTGAAGCAGGAATTACATTTCCTTTTTCGCCTTTAGTTAATGATACAATTATTGCAATTGTTGAAGCTCTAGTTGGTTGTTCACCAATAATTCCATTTCCAAAGAGTATTTCGGATTCACCATCAAAGTTTGTGCTTATGAATGATTTATCTCCTTGGTTTAAAGTATATAGCCCAGAAATTGCTTCAGTCCATAGGTATTCAGTTTTTTGATCTTCCGTTAATTTAGATTCTATGTCTGTAACAGTTGATACATCTGTCATGTCTATTTCTGGAGGAATTACATAAATAGTTAACTCACTAACTTGACCATCAAGATTAGTTAAGCGTTTTGTAAAGAATTGATAAAATTCCAAATCGTCAGGAATTGTAAATGATCTATATTCTTTAACTATTTGACTAAATGGTAAAACGAATGATGCTGATGCAGTATCTCCTCCGTCACCAATATTTATTTCTACTGGATATAAGAAACCAGTAGTTGCATTTCGTACAGATACAATTCGGTTATTTAATATTTCAGTTTGAACTCCATTAGCGATCATACTTGCTATTTGGGCACGAAGATCTTCTTCTGTCCCAGATACTAAAGTTCCATTTAAAACAAAGCTGGTGTCTAATGTGAATGCTACATCTCCAGCTCGTACTTGAAAATCAGTTGGGAAAACTAAGTTTACGTGGGGATCATTAAATTGCAAAGGTAGTGTAAATAATACATTGATATTTGAAGGAGTGGCTTGGGGTATGGTATATCCTATCCATTTCGATAAGTTATATACTGACTCTTGTATTTGAGCTTGAGTTAAAAAGAATTCTCTATATAACGTAGAACTATAAAACATTTGATTGGCGGACAGAATGGATAGTATATTTATAATGTATGACATAAAACTAGTATTAGTCAGGTCAACATTAGATAGTTCTAAATAGTTTTTAGCCTCCTCTACAAGCTGATTCCTTATCTCTTCTCTAGAACTGAAGATCTTTATATCGTTATCTTTAAATAGGGCCATTTTAAATATTTGTTCTCAGATTAGTTTTATGATTAATAACCATATTCTAGCTTTATCTTAGGGGAAGATTTTCCATTAAATATTATAGAATAATCCATTCTTCTTTGTTTATTAGTATTAATATCTTTTGCGATATATGAACAATTAGTCATGAGTTAAAATAGAATCCAATTCGTTCATTATAATAGTCTTTAACCTTAGATGTTTGATTTTTATCTAACAATCTATATATTAATGTTGCAGTGTCAATATCATATATTTGTTTTTCATAATCGACAAATGAAAAAATTGCTCTAAGTTGTTTTTCTAATTTTGTTAGTGTAAATTCACTAACTTGTAAACTTAATTTCCAGAAAGAGAAAAATGAATTAGTTGCCTTCTCAAAATTTACCACTCTATATAAAGGACTATCAATTGAAGGAGCATCGCTCTCGTTTAATTTTGGTTCTACAAATTGAATGAAATCAGTAGCAGTAGGCTGAATGTTATATAGAGTAGGAAAGTTAAGACTTGATGATTGATTGAATTTACCAAATCCTCGTTCATCTGCTTCAAATACTGGCTGAATCTGTTCTGTGTTATAGATAGGTAGTAGTGTAATCTTCTCCCAACAATATCCAGATAATTCTCCCAATACTTCATATGCTCCTGAATCTAACACTTCGAGATCTGCCGTGCTGCTAGGGAGATCCAAGTGATAATAGTTACAAATATAGGAAACACCATGAGCTGCATAATACCTGTATACGAGATTTAAATAATCAGCGGGATAGTGTTGAAGCCTTAACCAATTTTGCATTATGCTTCTCCGTGTAAGTCTGTAAATAAGTCTGTATACGATTCTATAAAGTCAAGAGATGTAGAGGCAGTCTCTTCTCCTGTTTGGATAGTTATAGATAATCGAAATCCTTTCCTATTAGAAAAGAATCCAGTATCAACATCAGTTATTTCAAGTCTATCATCCCATTCTCTAATCCTGTCTACTACTTCTGCTATAATTTCATCTTCAGTATCATTATCGGCCAGATCAAATATCTTCTTATATAAATTTGATCCATATAACGGATTAAATGGATATGTCCCAATAGGTGTCATTAATAAATTTCTGATAGAGTTTATTAAAACGTTGATACCGGATAGCCTTTTAAAATCTCCCTCGGGTGAAATAATAGAGGAGAAGTCTACATAAATATTATCTGCTCCTTCTAAACTTCTAGAAAATGTTCTGGATGTATTATTAGCTATTTCCAGAGAAGTTGTAGTTGTAGTATCTACAGGAGCTAAAACTTTCTTATATTCAATCATTTAAATTTGTTCTCTACTTAATATCTTTAAGTTGATCTTCTTTCATTTTGGACACTTCTTCGTCAAATTTAACTTTCCACTTGATGTAACTATGAAGACGATCAATCGGCATTTTAATAATAGAGGTATATTGTTGTTTACCGAGTTCCATTGCTAGGAATATATTTTCCTGTATTGACTTCTGGTACTCGATCAGTGATTCTTCATTCGTGCAGTGAACGAAAAAATTGGTTGAATAAGTCTATGGGTGTATCGTCCGAGACTCCGCAACTTGGACAGGTGGTTTGTATTTCTAATTTCATAGCATACTTACCAAAGTTTTCTACATACTCACGACTTATTGCTTTTCTATCTTGACTCGACAATGTATTATATGCTCTGAATATATTGTCTCGTCCTGTAATATCTTGACGTACTCCATTATTTTCCATAACGAATTTATCAATGACTAACATTTCTGTTCCCAATTCTAAATTCTTATCGCTCTGAAAAAGCATATCTTCTAACATTGCTTTTTCATCTGCAATAACTGGTTGCTTTATAACGGCAGTAACATTGCTTATGATAGGCAGTGGAATATCAATACGTTTATTGATTATTTCTCCAGGACTACCATTAAATGCTTCCATCTGAAATATCTTTCCAATTTCAAATGTAATAGGATTGGATTTTCTACACTGTAAACATGTTACATCATAATTCCTCACATCTTTATATGAGATATGGTACAATGCATACATAAGGACATCTCTATCCTTAATAGTTATATTTTTTAGAAAGTCATCATATGTTACAATATTTTCAGGTTTGCTTACAATTGATTGCCAGAGTGCTTTATTCAAATGTTCCGGAACTTTTCTAGGGGTTATTAAACTACCTTTAAGATTTTCTTCCACTTCAACAGTCATTGTTTTAACTGTTATGGAATATAAACTTTGAGGAGTTATTAACTCATATTCTGGTAACTTAACATCAGTAAAGCCAGCAAAGTATCCTGTTGGGGACATTGTAGCAGTTGATACTTGAGGTGTTACCACTGGTGGTGGCATTTGGGGTGGTGGCATTTGGGGTGGGGGTGGGGGTGTGTCAGGCGTTAATTGTTGCGGTAACGGTGCAACATTAGCCATTGGTGATTCTTCTACAGATGGGTTGTCCATGACAAGCTCCTTCGATTAAAATTAGTTTGTAGATAGTTATTGATTTGATTTAATTAATCGTAGAAATAAATTTCCTAGTATATAACGAAAAAAAAACAGGAATCAACATAATACATATACTATGTTGATTCCTGTGAACTTATGATTTAGCTGCTATTATTCTTATTATGCAGGTGATGTTGCAGTGCCAATTCCACCGGAATCGGTATGACTACCTTCTTCAGTATTATTAGCTGTTGAAGTACCTACCTTATATCCGCCATGTGCCTTGATACCTTCCCCGTGGTAGAGATTTGCCATGAACTGACATTCTTTTCTTACCCAACTCTCCATGAAAGGCATATCGAAGCTGAACTCCATATCAACTTCTAGCTTATCTGATGAGGCTATGTCGCCAGCATACAGTTCTTGGGGATCTTTTGTTGGGTAAACACCTGTATAACATGCAGCATATTCTACTGTTACACCATCTGGTTTTGTTGTCCAGTATAATAGTGTTCCAGAATATGCCGATTTAGTATATTCTATAGATGTCTGGCTTTTAGCACTTCCAGTTAACAAACTGGTACCATTTCTGTATTCTCTGATCATTCTAAACCAGTTGTTGAATACATGAAGGATAGGTAATCTACTATATTCCAGGAATCTCATTGAAAGAGTATTCCCATAATCAATATTTGTAGGAACGGACCATTTCGTTCCGCCAAGACCAGTGAATTCAGCTCTGTTTAGTGTTCCCCCGACTGGAGTAACAGACAAACATGATGCAGCTAATAATCTAGCTATTTCATCGTTTCCAGGAGGACCTTCTTGAAAACCGAGATCTGCCGGGTCATTAACAGCTAGGTGGGCTGAAAGGTTTGGCGGAAGATGTTTGAAATGAATGAAGTGATAGCCACTGATATATGGATCAGCGACCCCCTTACTAGTCCCGCCAAAATATCTATCATGGCGGTTCTCTTGGGTTTTTACGAAACTATTATGCATCCTATTACTCCGCGAATTTTATTAATTTGTTCCATCTTATTGTTTTATTTTATGAATAGATTTAAGTTAATTCTTTCAATTGCTTTCGTTGGCTGTAATATTACATTAACGTGCATTTGTTTAGTTTTAATTTCATATTCGTTTGCTCCGACCTCAACACTGTAATCAACCAATCCTCTTGCAGATTTGATTGATGATAAGAACGGTGTTATTGCCGCAGCCATTCTTGAATGTTCTTCAGGTGTATTTAATTCAAAGATATGGAACTTGAGAAATTGTTCCAAGTTCCTTTGAATATACAGAATTGTTCTGTGTACACTTAAGTCTTGAAGAGCAGAAGGTTTTCTTTGTGTAGTTAAATTAGAGAATACTGCATAACCGATTGAGAATTTAACAATTGGATTAACTTGTTTGAGATATAATCTGTCTCTATCAGCTATCCTGGGATTGAATCTCAATTCCATAATGTTATCAACGGTTCCTCTATTGAATCCAGCATTTGGATACCAAATACCAAACAATCTATCATTCTGAGGAATCATTGAAGCCATGTGATAAACAGGACTTACCCATAATTCTTTACCAGTATGGTTATCAAATATTTTACTGTAACATTCAAATATTGATGCGTAAGCAGTATTGTATGTATGACTAGCATCTCTAGCTGAAAGGGCTGCATCTACTGATACATTATCACCATTATCAAGGATAGCTACACCATCTAATCTTAAGCTACTTGTTAATGTAACAGCAGCATTCTTGACTGATGTTGGATAACCAGCATCATATACGATTGGTATGTATGTATCATCTAGGTCTAATACAGTTTCATCCAATAGTCCACTTTCGGGATTTTCAATCAATCCTGTATATGCATCAATTAGAAGTGAAGTTGCATTTGTAATTTCGGTTGACCCCATTGTTCTCTTACCGGTATCGGAATCAACCGCAATGATATTGCCTTCTGAACCGTTGAATAAGTGAACAGGTGTTACTGAATCACCAACTACAATTTCGATAGATGATTTTTGCCATTCATTAATAGATGTTTCATTGGCTTTAACTCTAATCCATTTGGAGTATCTATTTACAACATCCACAATGAATATGGAATCACCAGAATCATCTATAGCAGTTGATTCAAATGAAATCTCATATGTTTCTATAATTACATCATCTCCATCAGCTTGAGTTTTCCAAATATCAAGAATGTAGATTCCAGTTAATTGTGTATTTGCATGTTTAGTAATTGTAATGGCAAAATCATCATAAGCATCTCCTCTACCAATTGGGTAGAAAGCTACTAATGGAGTAATAGTCCCAGTTGTCTGTGCTACTTCAGTATCTATTTCCCCATGTGTATTAAGGGTAGTTTCGTGAGTTACTGATATTGCCCCTGTTGAATCTGTATTATAGTTTACAAATAAATTAGAATACGTTGCATCAGTAGGTAGAACGCGCATTGCCCAAAATCCAGGAGCAACAGAAATGTGGTTATACGCCACATATGGGCCTTGCCCGAATGACTTCCCAAAGTCATTGATATTTGGTCTTCCATATAGATCTACAAACTGTTGAAGACTTGCAACAAAAACTGCTTTGTTATCTGGACCTGTTCTCGATAGAAATGGCAGGAATGCATGAGTTCCTGGAGTTTCTACAAGAAAGGAAGATAAATCTATTATTTTAGTGAACACACCTGGGCTTACATTGTTTGCCATAATAACTAATCCTTAGTTTAAAATCTATTATACTTAAATTGTACTTTTATTTTTGTTCTGGAGAATGGTATAGGATAATTCATTTATATATATTGATGCACGCATCAGGAACGAAACTCGTTCCATATTGCTATAACAACGGTATAGGAATCAGAAATAGGAGGACAGTCCAATGTGATTCAGATACATTGAATTGTGAGTATAAACGTTATACTCACAATTAGTACAAGACGAGTCAGTCGTTTGGATATGTGGCCAATTGAACTAACCCTTCAGTTGGTTGCATGTTTCTTTTGGCTATAGTTTGTCTATACATATTAACTTGTGATTCAAAGAAACTATTCAAACTTTAACAACTAACAGAGGGAATTAAAAATGCCAGATGTCATTGATGTTGCTACGAGTATTGCAGAAGCAGTGAGTCAATTGGAATCCACATTGAAAACAAAGTTCACTATTGAATCAGTGGACGCGTTTTTGAGTCACAAAGACGTAATGGACTGGGGGATTGATTTTCTTCAGAATCAAGTCGATGTGGCGATGAATGATCGTCATGCGGAAAAACACGATGTTACATGTGTAACACTCCGTATTCCGGGATAAAAGAGGGGGTTACCCCTTTTTTATCCAATCCATTTTTCCACTTTCATAAAGTTGCTCTTCAAATCCATCTTTAAGTTTGGTATGAACTTTTAATTTTTGAGATTTTGATAACTTGTTGATCAGTTGTTTATATTTCTTAAAACAATGATCAGCCATCCATTTTGCAGCTATGGGTACAGTTTTTGGATTTTTTTCTAAATCTTTAAATTTTGACTCTGCTAAATCGTAAACATCTGTTCGACCACTAATTGATACATCATATATATCCTGAGCTATTTTTCTTCTGGTGATATCTTACGATTCCAATCTTTTCTTTTCTTGTTAAATAATTCTCGTAATACATATGAATATATAGACATTTTATTATCTTTGATTATTTCTTCTTATTCTTTTCAACCTCTTTCACGAAGTCAGGTTTGGGTTCATTCTCCTTGCCATCACCATCTTTGTCTTTGTTCTTCCATTCCTTCTTAAAAGCTTCTGGGACTTCCTTTTTGGCAGTCTTATTGGATTTCTTGTTGATACTTGATCCAGATAGTTCTCGTAATACATATGAATATTTAGTCATTTCTTTATTTCTCTCTTTTTTTAAAAGAATACATTCCAGACGAAAACAATCTGACGTTCTGGAAACTTTCTTAATGTGCTGAATGTCACTCTAGCAAACATTCTAATAGTTGCTAAATGTGCGGCTGCACTTCCACCTGTGAAGTCCGCTTGAAGTTTACTGTCACTTACATATAAGCCAGCTTCATTGAGGTCATAGAAATCTGAAACAGTTGTTCCGCCTGCTGGACCATTACCGTCATCTGCTCCTAATGTAACAGTTATAGAAGCTTTAAGTAATTCATTATTGTTATCAGAATCAATAACAAATTCCACACTATCAAATGGATGATATTTTCCATCATCAATACAATCAGTTGAGACTTTGTTATTTATAGTTGACTGTTGTGTTAAATCTGCATCACTCAATGATGGAGCTAATGGGACCATTAAGTTTGACGATGCTCCACCTGATCCACAACCAAACCAAGATATAAATGCATTCTTTATATTTGACACAGATTCGGGAATAGTGATTTCATTTAATGCCCTTTGCATTAACCAATTACGTCCTTGGTATACTACTAAATTACTTTTGTCGTGTAACTTTAAATTACCATCGGGGAACTTTTCGTATATTTCTACTTGTCCTCTAACCGTAGAGGTTACTTCGTCCTTTACATGTTTGTGAAGATTTTCTTTAATGTTTATTATATTGACCATTCTCTAATTTCCTACTAGTGATATAGTAAATTTGTTCTAGTTGTCGTTTTCTAAATTATCAAGTCTAAGCTAGATCCGTTATAAAAGTACAATGCTGATACTTCAGCAGATCCAGGTGTCTTAGTTAAATCAGTATCTACTCTAAAAATGTCATCTGTGGTTAAGGTTCCATTGTATGCTACAACCCAAGTAGTACCGGTTGCTTGTGCTACATATATCTTATGATCAAATGATGACACTATTCTATCACCTTCTATTATTGTATATGTTGTTCCTTCGTCATCAGCTAATGTAACTAAATCATTTTTAGCTGATAGGTCATCCCCTGTAAGAGCTTTACATGGGTATAGCCTATGTGGTCCAGTTGCTATCTGTATAGATGGAATTGGGTCATCATTGAACAATGTCATTGATACAGTTACCTCGTCTCTTACATGGTTCTGATCATGGCTATACGGGTATACATCATAGTTCTCTCTATGTACTCCTCTAATCGTGTCATGATAAGTTTCAGATATTGTTTGGCTAAGTGTATCCTTTAAATTAATAGAATCAGTTAATGCATTAGATATCTGATATATCAACTCAAATGCTAAAAATCTAGCACGCTTAGGCTTCCAGAAATCAACAACAGGAATGAACTTAGTATCAATATTAGGAATACCTAATAATAATTGTTTTAGATCAATAGGAGTTTTGCCAATTAATCCAGCAGAAAACGCATCTAATTCAATGAACAGTATCTCTTCTATATCGACAGATGAAAATAAGTCAGTACCAATTCGTGCATCAATATCTGCTTTAAATTCAGGATTCAAAGCTGTCAGTAATGCTTCAGGGTTTATTTTATTCTGTAAGAAGTTTAATGATTGATTTCTATGATAGGTAGATAACAACGTATCTAATTTTGCTTTAGCGTCATCATAATCAGTAGGTCTTTCAATTGTTGTTTTGTATGCTGCAATTGTTTCTGTAATCTCTTCTTCTAAATCTACGACTTGTGTAAATGGTAGATTGTAGTTAGGAATATCATCATCTGTTGCATATAAATACTTAGCAAAATCGGGTAGATTTGGAGATCTATTTAACAGAGGATATAATACCTTTTCATCATAATTGATTACTGAATCATCAAAATTTAAAAACGAATCATTTAAATCACTTGAGACATCAACTTCAGAATCATAAACTTCATGACATGCCGGATATAATTTAAATGATGTTTCTGATTGTGGCTGTTTGGCAATGAATGGAATTTCACTAAGGTCCCAAGATGTTCCATTGTATTTGTATATTTCTGGAGTACCACTAGCACCAATTAACACGGTATTCAGTGTATTCAATTCCGCAGTTACAGGAAGATCAGGTATAGTCTTAACTTTAGGGAGATTTATTGCTTTGTTAGATGCCGTTATATCAAATGGATCAGGATCACCAATGGCATTAACTCTTGCAATAGTCCAGAAGAGAAGTTTTTCATATGAATTTGGTTGTTCAAATGTAAAAGGATTTAATAGATCAGTTTCGGGATCAACAAAAAACTCTGTAATAACATAATCTCTAAGTTTATCATATTTTAAGAAATCATTGTATTTCCAATGAATATAAAGAATAGATAAAAATAACGAAAGTAATGACACTTTATATCTGAATGCATCAATTAAAATATCTTTAGGTGGAGGAGTTCCTGCAATATGATTATCGTATTGATCCTTAACTAACCTACTAATGATTAGATATGATTCATTGATAGTTCCGATGTCAGCAATAGAAGCTAGACTGAAATATGGAGTACCTGAAGGTAACCCTAACAGTCCTCTATCAGGATCATTATCTAATTCTAATATTTTTGCTTTATTATAAAACCAATGAGGATCAGCTAATAATTCAAAGTCTTCATAATCTAAAAGTCGTGTTTCAGGAAATACACTTTCAAATTCAGTCTCAGTCGTATTTACTTTCCGACCTTCGAATGTGAATTTATCATCAGTATGATCTCTTACTAACCACCATTCATACACCTTTACATTAAAGAATCCGAAGAATTTTAATGCATCTAACATAGTTTGAGGTGAGCCTTTTGTTTTATATAGCTCTGTTAAGTTTAATAAAAACTGAGCTCTAGAATCTTTTTGTGTTATTAGATGAGAGTAATTAAAACCCATACTCTTTATTGCTTCTTCTAATAATGGTGCTTCTAATGTATTAGGGTCAGATGTATTTTTTTGAAGAGTCGAGAAGGTTTTATTTGCGGAATACCAGTCTATAAGTAATCTTCTTATTTTATTATAATCAGTTGAATTAAAAGCAGGAACATCTATTGCTACTTTGAAATATTCTAAAGTTTGCAGCTTAGTATCAATTGCAATTTGCAGGGTCGTTTCTTCTATATCTTTTGTTTCAGTTGTAAGAATTATGTCCTGTAGATCGGATTGACTTGAACCTATAATGTTTTTATTGTCATCATAGAATTTAATTAGAGTGAAAACGTCGTTGTGACTATGCATGTTTAATTAGGATTGTATGCCCATAATAAATAGATTCTATCGGTTAGAGATACTTTACTCTCTAGTCCTAATCCGCTCCAGTTTACTTCTGCTGATGCAGTAGAATCATCGTTGGTTATAAATTTATAATCAGTATCTAATACTTGCTTATGTGAATCATGCGCCATAAATATGAATGATGCATTTATAGGATCTTTTCCTGGAGGAAATACAACTTTTTTATCAGTTATAGAAGTTTGATCTAATTCTATAATCTGCCAAAAATCTTGACTTTCTAATAAAGATCCTAAATCTGTAAAAGGTAACGAAGGATTGAATTTCTTTCGTCTAAAGAAATGATTTACTAACCACTGTTCAAATAACCAAGTTATAAGTCTATCTTCGGTGGAGAGAGAAGTTCCTGTTTCATATAATGTTGTATCATTATTTAATTCGTAATTCAGAAATATATAAATTAGCTTTGATAGATCACTAGGAAGGTCATTATACACTATGCTATTTAATACTATAGTATTTCCTACTTTGAAATCATATAATAATGACAACATATCATTCTCACCAAATGTGATATTGAAGATGTTTTTGCTATCCAGTACATTAGTATCAAGTAGAAGAGCATTATCTTGAGCTTGTACAAGAGTAATAGTAGTATCAGGAATAATTTCTACACTCATACCAAATGTGGTGGTATCTCCAGCTACCACTCCTACTTCTAATGCAGTTGTAGAATCAGAATGATATATATCTAATCGGCCAGCATATATACTAATTCTATTACTAACCTGTTTATCTGTTATTTTTTCTTTTGATACTTTTCTATAGTATATACCGTACTTATCGGAATTGTAGGTATAATTAAACAATAAGTCTAATACTGAACCATCTAGCTTCCAATCGGTTTCAGAAACTTTAACTGGTTTTTTCATATAGTCTACTTCCACTGAACTGTTTTCTATAACATTAGTGGCCCAATAATTAATTTCAGGGACAAAAATGAAAGGTTCAACAATTACAGGAGAGACATTGAAAACTGGAGGCGATGTATCCAGATATGGGGTATCAACAATAGATTGTGCCATTTAGTAGTCTTTATATAACTTTAGTATTTTTTTCTTTTTCTTTTTCTTAGATGAATCTATTAAATTACCATTATTGGTAGGTAAAGATTCGTACCCAGATATAGTTGCAGATGTGTTATCTTGCAGTATTTGTTTAACTTGTATAAATTTATCATTCATGAAACTTTTTCCGTGGATGGCATTTCCTCTTATTATTTGTTCTTGTCGTATTAATCGTATCTTGGTTTAATAAACTCATTCTATATATATTAAATTATGAGAGGAAAACTTTGTTATGTATTAATAATGTTTTCCATTAAACCGAGAACCGGAAGAATAAAACCCTTCCATCTTTTTTAACAAGGAGAACCGCCTAAAGTGCCAAACGCTTCCGGAACTGCTCCCACGCAGAAGTCAACAACAAAGAGTTATAAAAGAGCGGCATCAGAGATCTCTCCGATTCAAGCCGGTATGTGGATAGGTTCAAACCTAGACCATGCCTGCAGCGGAACGGCGCAATACAAATCCAGCACCGCATCGAGGGAAGAATCACTTAGGTATGAGTTCTTCCTTTCAAAGAGTCGAAACTCGGTCGCGGCGGCCATCCACATGGCTATGTATAACCTTAAAACCCAAGAGACCGAGATCCGTTGTTTTGGTCACATGAGTTTAGGGGACTATCATGACCCTGTGAAACAAGAAACGAAGATGTCAATGTCGTTCCTATCCTGTGTACCAAGAGATCACTTCAATGGAAATCCGACACCTCTCGGTGTATTCCGACCCATGAATTGGTTGGCTAGGCACATCGCCTGGGCATTCATGGACATGAAACATACCTCGTTTGGGTTGCAAGTTGACACCGATCACTGTCGGATTTTTCCTGCCACTCCATCATATTTCGTAGCTACACAACACCTCCACCAACATAGCACTCTCTTGGCTGCAAAGTCATGTGTTGAGTGTGCGGAAGCTATGACGGAAGCTGACAAATTCATGTTGGTGAAAAAACCCAAAGCGGAAAACAAGCTGGTGATTGTTTCCGCTCGCCAGCAGCGGGCGTTACTCGAGAAGTCTATTAAAGGAGCGGGAGCTCCAGTCTATCCGGAAGTAACAGTATAACGTAAAAAAAATAGAGTGGCAGGGGGTAATACCTTTGTCACTTTGTTTTTTTTAGGAGGGTAAATAAATATGTCTGACCTAAATAGAAAAGCATTATTCACAAGAGAGCTCCCTAAATTACAAAGAGAGAAGGATGTTATATTATCCACAGCATTACGAGATAATATATTTTTACCGTTTGCATTAGAATGTTTAAATTATGATATAAAGTTTGTAGATAGTCTTCCATTTCCACAGGATGTTCCTGCATGTACTGATTATGAAACAATATGGATATGTCCCACATCTGCTTTTTTCACCGTGGTAGGGAAAAGGATAACGAGAAGTCAATTATTGAGTACTCTTTTTATGCACGAAGTATTACATATAATGCTTCAACATAATAGAAGAAGAGGCCATAGAGATCCAGAGTTATGGAATATAGCATGTGACTATGTTATTAATTTAATACTAAAACATTTGGAAGAAGAATCCCATAATCAAACATCGTCTAAGGCAGACAACTTGGTCAACTTGGGCATATCTGAAATTCCTGATGGGTATATTTTATTAAATAGTATGTTTGAGAATATGCTAGAGGAAGAAGTCTATTCTCAATTAGCTTCTAAATCTTACAAAAAGAAAAAGTACTATATGTCGTATGCCGACTTTAAAAATTCAGTAGATGGAGAAGGAGAAACTCCTTCCATTTCTAAAAGTCCTGAGGATATAGATGGCCAAGTAGTTGAGATAACTGAAACAACAATTGATCTTCCTGGTCTTGGTGGACACACTAGAACGGATATTAACTTTCCACCATTAGAACAGATTATTGGTAAAGATAAAGCTGGAGAAAAAGAAGGCAGAACAGCCATAGCTAGAGGAAAATTAGGGGAGACTCTATCCAAAGGTATAGGGTCGACATCATTTCAAGCATTTTTAAGACGACTACTTAAAATCAAAATAGATTGGGCCAGAATACTTAAAGATTCTATTTTGACTGCATTACAGGTAAGCCAAGATCAAATTTGGCATATGCCTAGAACGGTGTGGCTTGCAAATCCATATATGCCATACTTGCCGAATTTTGACGAGGATGAGATACCAGGATATGCTATATTTGTAAGTGATCAGTCTGGATCAATGTCAGATGAAGATGTAACTAAAGCATTATCAATAACAATAGAAGCTGATGAATATTATGATGGTGTTTTGTTAGCCACTCATGATTATGATAATGTCTGGCTTAAATTTTATGAAAAAGGTATAAGTGGAGAGAAAGATGAAATAAAAGATTTATTAAAAAGGCGTCATGCAGGCGGAACATCTCATAAATGGGTGTTTGAGAAAATAGCTGAATTTATGAAATCAAGACAAGATATACAGCCATCAGTTTTAGTAGGATGTACAGATTTATATTCAGATTTAGAAACAACTCAAAATATCATACCTAGTTCTATTCCTAGAGTATGGATTGTAAATAGTGATCACAATGTACACGGTTTATTGGGACGAGTAATAAGAATTAATCAGTAAGGAGAATTTATGCCACAACAACGAACGATAACTACAAATCAAAGTCTCACATTAAGCGAGTTAACTCCTCATATTGTCAGTAACGTACAACTGCAAATAAAAAGAAACAAAACAAAACAACAGTCTCCAACATTATGGATCTCTGGACCTCCGGGATTAGGGAAAAGTGAATGGATGGAACATATATGCAGAGAACAAGGCTGGGGTCTTGTTGTCGTATTTATAAGTCAGATGACAATTGATATGCTGTCGGGAATGCCGATGATTAAGGTGACTGATGATGGTGACACGGAGAAATTCGTTCCATGGTCAACACCTGAAATATTCAATTTCAAGCATAATCTACAAGTATCTCCAGCGTCTGACGACAGTCCTGTTGTTCTATTATTAGATGATGCCCACACTGCCCAAAAATCAATTCAGAATTACATGTTCCAATTGTTGGGTAGTAAAAAGATACACAGTCATAAATTACCTGAACGAGTAGCAATTGTACTTGCAGGAAATTCGTCTGATGATAAAGCAGGATTCCAGCAAACGTTAGCACCAATTGCTAATAGAATGAGATACATCTATGTTGATTACGATGTTGATAGTTGGGTGACTAATTTTGCAATACCCAATCAAGTAAGACCAGATATTATATCGTTCTTACAACATTCAGAGGAATGTTTCAGTAGTACTCCATTAGAAAGTAGTTCGTGGGCCAGTCCAAGAAGTTGGACCTATGCTTCAATGGAACTAGACATGCTAGAAACTATAATAGAGGGCGGGGATTTGTCAGCTAATATGGTTGATACTGTAATGAAAGGATGTGTTGGGCCAGAATATGCAGGGAAGTTTGTAGAATACAGACAACTCTTGGCTAAATGGGTATCTTTTGAAATCCTAAATGGAACTAGAAAAGTAGTTTTAACAGAAAACGATAGAACTTCCCCGAAGGATTGGGTCATATCATCTATGAACCAAGTAGATTGTTATGCATTAATGAGTGCGACAATCGGTGAGTTACTTAAACATCTTAGAAATAATAATTTTAAAGAAGATAAAACAGTATCACCAATGATAGATATTGTCAAAGATGATATTATTAAACCATTGGCAATAAAATTCAGAGCAATCATTCCATTAGGATTAAAATTGCTTATAGGAGAGGAACAGTCAGGAAACAAACAGAAGGTATCATCCCCGGTCACTAGACGCCTTTTGGCGGATAGTGAAGTTGTTGCCCTTATTAAAGACATTATAGTTATAGTATAGGAGATAAAATGATAGGAGTCTTAAAAATTAATAGAAATGGAACTATAAGCAAAAGTGGATTCAAATATGTACGATTTAATCCAGGCTTTAGTTCTCTTTCCGCCAGAATGTGTGTTGTACATAAAGGCATAGAATATAGTTATGATCCGGATATTGTCAAGATAGACGTTCCCAGATCTAGAAGAAATGCATCAGCCCAATCATCTAAATTGTATTTTCAGTACGATGAGAATGATATTACTGCTGAAGCAATGGCATCAATAGTTTTAGGAGATTGTAGAATCCTAAACGAAACGAGATTATCAGGTACATGTTATGGTGCTTATGGAAAGCGAACTATTATAGTTGATACCAATTACAAATTGGCACCTATAATGTTTAGAACTTCTACCGGTAACCAAGCTCAACAATCTGATACTTTTATATTCTCTAATACTGATTATATTGAATTTGAAGTTAGTTGGCAAGAAGATCAAAATTCTAGAACTATTCATACATCATTGCCAGCAGGGTCATATGATGATGAGGAATTATGGAATAAGTTATATGAGACCCAATCGTTCACTAGAGAATTTCTAACACGTCAAGAACTCAGACGGCCATCTAATCTGAAGGTCGCTATTGAAAATAATGATTTCATGAATAGATGTCATTTGAATAGATTCTCTAGAAAATATGGTCAAGACTTTCTAGCAAGTGCCAATGTTGAATTGTCACAGTTTAGAAATATGGATGTTGTTGAGTTAACTAACTTAAATGAAGTCCAAATAACTGACCCTGAAGATATGAATAATTATAAAGTATTCGAAATACTTTCTAATTCTATTCGAGTTAAAGGAACAGGTTTAACAGAAGAATCATTAGCATATTTAGAAGATGATGAAAGGGTATTCTATTACCTTGCTATAGATAATTCAAATAGACACAGAATTAGAACTGGAGAGAAAACGATATTACGAATCTCTACAAGATCTAATTTTGTACCATTAGCTCAAGTTGAAACAACTGCAGATTCAATAGATCAACTTCCTGAAATATTATTTATAAAATTCAATAAAAAGGCAGCTAGTGAATTTATAGCTAACAATGCAATTAACAAGTTAGAACAACATATCTAATTAAAAATTAATTATTGTTAAGTCTACTAGGATTAATAGTTCTAGTAGACTTGAACATTGAGATATGATATGGCTAAGATAAAAAACGTTTATTATCAATAGGTGACGGGACTATATAATTAATAAATTATTATGCCCTGATGATGAACAACGTAGTTGTGACACGCGTATATTCATATAAGATAGAAACTATATCACTAAGGGTATATGATAATATCTACTTCTGCGAAATAAATCGAGGAACTATAGGTTCTTGCATAGTCTCAAATTTGCTAGCTAGTGTAGCTAAATCATGTTTAGTTGCTAGTTTAAGGCATGAGTAAACATGTTTATCAAATCCTTTAGATCCACTCGGATTTCTTTTTTTTGGTGGAATATTTATAAATTGCTGTGGGTACTTGTCTGAATACAAAAGATCCTTAGTGTTATTAAAAGTGTAAGCAAAGGTATAAGCGAAATTTGGGGAATCGGAATAAATTTTAACAGCCGTCCCTGAACTTACTCTAGTTATAGAATCAAACCAAATTACTATAGTGTATATCTTGGTTCTATCAGAAGATGGCAATTCGTAATATACCGTAGTTCCACCTGCTTCTTTTTTTACATATGTTATTGTTATTTCTTTACTAATACTTTTATAGAAGTCATTTAAAGCCTTAAATATATAACCATATCCTTGACTTGCTTGACCGGGAACTATATTCTTTAGAATGTTTTGAATGGTTGTCATAAATCAATCCTTTAATTATTTTTTTGTTCTCTAACCTGTAAATAAGTAAGAAAATTAATTCTATATATATCTATATTTGAGGCAATCGTTTATAACTAATTAACTTTGGTGAAATTATGCCAGTTGCAACGTTTTGGGATTTGTCGCCGTGGGAAGACCAGCAGCCGCAGTTTGACTTCGATCAGAATACAGATATTAAACTTGAGTTCAATACTGAAGCTGAAGCTTTAGAATTTGCTAGATTTGTTAGAAATCTTACAGAAACTTTGGTGAAAAGCACACTGAATCCGGTTCCCCGTCAAATATGGGAGGCCACTAGATCGGCAATCACGACGGCGTATGCTCTTACGCTTTCCGACTCTAATAAACTTATGTGGAAAGCAAATCATAAATCTGCTGCTGATCCTGCTCCTGCATATATGGATCCTCCGGTTGAGGGGACGTATAAAGTAATCATCATTGATTCATCCGGGAAAAGATGCATTCATACCGTATCGGATGATAGTATTTCTGGGGTGTTAAGTGAATGCGCTTCAGGTGAATGCGGAGACACCCAAGAAATTAAACCTTAATTTGGAAGAGCGGGTTAAATCCCGTTTTTTTATGAACGTAAAAGAAAATAATAAAATACCAATAATTATACTGCATTACAAAAAGAATCCGATTTCGTATTTACGAAGAATATTAGCTTGGTTTACTAGATGTAAAACTGAACATAGCCTTTCCTTGTATGTTGCATACGAGGAAATACCTGACAGTCTAAAGAATACATATAGTGATATAAAGTTTGTATCTTTCCCAAAATTGGATTACGATATATTAAATAGAGAACTAAAACTTATAGGTGAGTTTAATTATTATTTTATAACAAGTAGTTCTATATTACCAAAAGAGAATTGTCCATCAAACAGCATTGATTTTTTAATCAGTCTAGCAAGAAAATATCCGACCATGAAAAAGGTTGGATTGTCACTAGAGATAAACGATCTACCCGAAATTCAATCTAAACCTGACAGAATTATAGAGGAAGAACAACACTGGCAAAACTTAATGCCAGATAAAGATGCATATTATGCGGATATTAATGATTCGTTTGCTGTATATCAACGATATGTACAAGGTGATTGTGCTCTTAGGTCCAGACGCCCTTATGTGGCTCGAAATATGGAATGGTACAATAAGGACTGTAATGAAGGCGAAGAGGCATACATAATGGACAAACAAGATATTCTAACCTTATTAATAGGTCGGACTTATAGTTATAACTCTATTAAAGGTATTAAGACTGAGTTTTACTTTTCTATTCTTGGGGAATGTACGGGGTGGGGTGGAATTAGGGGAGAGTTGGCAGTTAAAGGAAGGAGATTACGAATACGGTGGAATGATTCAAAAGGAACTGTTACTGTATTAGATTTCTCAGTAGATTTTTTAAATTATACTGGAGTGTCAACTACTTCCGGAAAAATATTTGGGAAGCTTATTGGGAAGTTAGACACTCCTAAAACAAATACTATTATCCATAGACGGAAAGGATCATCTGGAGTTAATCACCCTGATATATCAACCGAAGTAGTATATATCAATCGTATAAAATCAATAGCTAAAGATATAATTCCAATATATGTTGTAGTTGCAGGATATAATATAGAAAAAAGAAAGGTAGATGCCTTTCTTGAAATGAACAGATCTGTATTTGTATCTATGCAAATTAACGTAATTGTAGTAACTAATACCCATTACAATTCTAATTATGATAATGTATCATACATCATGTATCCAATTGAACAGACTCAATTTTCAATAGGGAAGACTGTAAATTATGGAATAAGGGCAGTTCAGGATACGTCTGCTATAATAGTGAAAACTGATATTGACATCATGTTCACTTCTAATATTTTCAATTATTTACGAGATGAAGTATCGTTAGGTCATGCCAGAATATGCTTATGTTCTCATGTATCTAAACAGCAACCAAGTATGACATTAGAGAAGTGGGAAGGTCTAGATAAAGATAAAGGTGGTCTTGGTGCATGTTTTGCAATGCATCGTGGAGATTGGCATAAGGCATGTGGTTATAGTGAAGATATATTTGGATGGGGTCATGATGATACTGAGTTATGTAGAAGACTTGAAAAAACAGATAGTATAGATCTCCATAGTAATTCTGATTATATACTTTTGCATATAAATCACGCTAGACGTGCAACTCCAAAAGTTGGTTCATTTTTTCAAGACAGAGCGACTGGCAATTTACCATTAGCGAATAATTCCAAATGGACTAATCCTAATTGGGGAAGAGCTGGAAATTTACAAGTAATAGTAAAGGATTCAAAACTAATAACATTTTGTATGTGTCTAAAAAATAGATCAGAAACAGCTATTAGATCTATTGAAAGTTTAGTTAATGAAAGAACAATCCCTTATTGTAATTTTATTATATCAGAAGATTACAGTGATGACTTATTAGATCTTTCCAATTTCAAATATGCTAAACATATAGATCATTATGTAATTAATACCGGTGATAAATGGAATAGATCCAAAACATGTAACTATGGATTTAGACGAGCAACAACCACTTTTGTTAGTTCATGGGATGCTGATTTTATTTTTCCAGATAAATTTCTAAACACTTTTAGAGAAGACTTGTTGGGGTGGAATTTCACTCAAACATTTTATGGTATACGTGTCACGGAGACTGGACATTCATATAGGGGGGGTCATAAGTTTCATCCAGGTCAATTATATGGCGGAATGTATATTTATAAAACGAAACATATTCAGGGAGTAAATGGATATGATGAGGAATTTAAATTTTATGGTTTTGAGGAGTTAGATGCTAACGATCGGATATGCAGGAAGTATGGTATTGACGTGGAATATATTACAGAGCATGGATACATATATCATTTATCTCATGGTGATGAAAGTAGAGATGATATGGCACATTATGACATAAATAAACGAAGAATGATTAAAAATCAAAGAGGACGAGTAATGGAAGTTAATCCTAACGGATGGGGAGATTCTAAACTGGTAGAAAAGAAAGATTACACCCAAAAAACTATAGTGATAATGGGTAATGGGCCATCAATGAAAGAAATCAATTTTGATTTAATTGAGAATGTTGATACGTTTGGAATGAATGGTGCATATAGATGGTATTATGAAAACAAATGGTGGCCTAAGTATTTTGGTTGCTTTGATGAAACAGTAATACCTAATCACCAAGCTGAATTTGAGAAGATGATAAATGACTCAAATGTACCAATTAAACGCTTTTTTATGGCTTTGGATATTTCTGCTAATGATAGATTTCAATATGTCAATCTTCATTTGAGAAATAGTGACATTGCTGAATTTGGAGATACATTTGAAACGTTTGGTTATGGTGGAAACACTGGAGTTAACTGTTGTCAAGTAGCACTCATCTTGGGTTATACAAAAATAATTCTTGTTGGGGTTGACTGTAAGTACAAAGAAATAGTTGATGGTGCATCTGAAATTGGAGGGAAGTTAGTAATAACTAAACCGCCTGCAAAAAATGAAAACTATTGGCTTGATGATTACCAAAAAGTTGGGGATAAATATAACTATCCTAAACCAGAAATATTTCATAGACCAGCATGGAATGCATTTGCTGAATTCTCTAAGGAACATGGGGTGGAAGTAGTTAATTGTAGTCCTGGTAGTAGTTTAGATTGTTTTAGGATGTCTACATTAGAAGAAGAATTAATAACATGATATTGACATTTTGTATGTGTTTGAAAGATAGACTTCATATGATTCCCGATTCTATTAAATCTATCTCAACTCAAGATAACCTGAATGATTGTGCGTTTGTTATAACGGAAGCAGTTAGTGAAAATATAGTAAATCCGGATACTATAAAATTAGATAATTTAACACATTATGTTGTTGATCTTGATTGTGATTGGAGTAGAGGAAAACTTTTGAATTTTGGATTTAAACGAAGCGAATCCGATTTCGTTTTAGGTTGGGATTGTGATTTCAGATTTGATAGTCAATTTTTAGAAACATTAGTCCCAATGTTAGAATCAAGTCCATCAACTGTTTTTAAGATTGCATGTTATGAAACTAAAGACGGATCAAGAAATGGCATGACGTTCCCATATCAAGAATCTTATTATGAGTTCAAAAAAGGTGACCGTTATGGTAGTTGTTGGGTTTATCCTCGAAAACTAGTTGAATCAGTTTTAGGATTCGATGAAGAATTTGTAGGTTGGGGATCAGAAGAAAGAGATTTATTAAACCGAATAATGATATTTAATAAATCTACTCCTTTAGTTGAAATATGTAGTCATTTGGATGATAGAGAAGATTTAGAACCACATGAATTTGTTAATAACTATAGATTCATATCAAGTGAACATTCATGTGTAAGTCATGAAACTCACTCAGACGAATCAAGACATAAAATATATGTCGAGATGAAAGCAAATAAATATAAATCTGTATCCAATATACAAAACAATATAAGCACTCCCAATAAAGATTGGGGAAACCTAACACTAATACAAGCGTAAAATGGAAAAAATATATTCTAAAATTGAACCTGGGAATCTTCTTCATGTAGTTGGGAATATTGACGACATAAGTGAAGGTAGATGTGATGTTACTACTGAACAAGAAGCCTTACAGATGGCTATAATAAAAGGTAATACTGGAAAAAGATTTGAAGCACATAAACATTTAGAAGTAAAGAAAGAAAATAATATAACCCAAGAATCAATCATAGTTATAGCTGGAGTTCTTAAAGCTGTATTTTATGATTTAGATGATACAATACTACAAGAAGTAGAATTGTTGCCATCAGATTATTGTATGACATTTAGAGGTGGCCATTTCTTTGAAATGATTGAAGATGGAACTAAGGTCTTTGAATTTAAAAATGGACCATATCTAGGTCAATCAAACGATAAGGCGTGGATAAAATGAGAAGAACTGAATGCCTATCATGTAAATCTAAAACATTAATCCCTATAATTCAATTAGGAGTTCATCCATTTAGTGATACGTTTATAGGGGAAGAACGATTAGAAGAATCAGAACCAGTGTTGCCATTAGAATGTCATTTATGTCAAAAGTGTGGACATATCCAAACGGGTTATGAATCAGATGCTGTTAAACGATATAATGATTATGATTATTCGTATACATCATCTAATTCGGGAATAGCGAGAGCTCATTGGGAGGAATATGCATTAACGGTGACTGAAAAATTATCATTGAAACCAGAATCTATACTTGTAGAAATTGGATCTAATGATGGTTATTTATGTAATCAATTTAAATCTATTGGAATGAATGTATCTGGAGTAGATGCAGCAAAAGCAATGGTGGATATATCTAACGAAAATGACATTGATGTGATTCATGGGTGTTTTGATTTAAATATGGCAGATCATATGACTGCCGCCGATGTTGTACTAGCAAATAATGTATTCAATCATTCTAATGATCCTTTAGATTTTGCTAAAGGTGTTGCAAGCGTACTAGTAGAGAATGGAACATTTGTATGTGAACAACCATATTGGGCAACATCAGTTGAGACTCAACGTTTTGATCAAATCTATCATGAACATGTTAGTTATTTTACGATAACTGGTTTACAAAATCTACTCGGAAAAGCTGGATTATATATTTATGATGCGGAGATTGTTGATTATCATGGTGGATCATTAAGAATATATGCAGGAAAGAAGAAAGTACGTTCTCCTTATTCAGTTAGAGAGTTTAAAGCTCAAGAAGAGGCTATGGGTTTATTTGAACCTTCTACGTATGATTCTTTCATGCAAAGTATTCTTAGTAGAAGAAATAGTTTTTTACAGAAAATATATACCTTGAAAACTATGGGGCATAATATTGTAGCAGTTGGTGCAGCAGCAAAGGGGAATACATTTCTTAATTTTTATAATCTTGATAGTAGTGTTATAGATTATGTTACGGATTGTTCCGAATATAAACAAGGAAAATATACTCCATTAAGCAGAATACTAATTACCGGGGATGAAATACTAGAAAAGTATAAAGGGGTTTATGTATTGATATTGTCATGGAACCTATCAAGTAAACTTAAAGAAATTATATATAATATAAATCCCAAAGCCATAATTATGGATATGGATGGGATAACAGAATGATTAAACGGAATTCATGGAATGAAGTAAAAGAACCATTAGAAGTCCATGAAGATGATAGGGGAGTGATAGCTGATCTATTTTATAAGGATAAAATAGATCATGTTGCAATAATAAAATCAGTAAAAGGTGCATGGAGAGGTAGTCATTACCATAAACAAAGTACTCAAACTATTTTGGTTACAAAAGGCAGATTGGAATATTGGTATACAGATGCTAGAGATGATAATGATTCCATTAAATGTGAAATCATGGAGGTGGGAGATTTGATTACTTCTACTCCATATGAAATTCACGCTTTAAACATGTTAGAAGATAATGAATTTGTAGTTTTCTCTAAAGGTCCAAGAGGCGGAAGTGATTATGAATCTGATACATTTAGAATTACTCCTCATTTGATTGAACAAGGACAGAGTCAATGAATTTACATTTGGGATGCGGAGATAGATTTCTTCCAGGATATGTCCATGTAGATATAAATAATTCTGAACATATAGATTATTGTCATACAATAGAAACTCTACCTATGATTGAATCAGACAGTGTATCCATAATTTACTCATGTGGAGCATTAGTGTATTTTGATAGATTTCAAATACCAGGTGTTTTAACTGAGTGGAAAAGAGTATTAAAATCGGGCGGAACTCTTAGATTATCGGTTCCCGATTTCGAATCAATAGTTAGTGTATATTCAACAACCGGTGACTTAAATCACCAAGGTATATTAGGTCCTATATTTGGACGTTGGAAGATAATAGTTGATGGAGAAAATAAATATATCTATCAAAAAACAACTTATGATTTCAAGTCTATGAGTGAAACTTTATATGAATGTGGGTTTACACATGTTAGTCGATATAGATGGCAAGACGTTATGCCAGAAGATTACGATGATTATTCAATGGCATATATTCCACATATGGATTCCACTGGACGGTTGATAAGTCTGAATATTGAAGCAACAAAACCATGATACATCAAGTAGAACCATTAGTAATGTCATCTAGTGTTAAAAGAGTTTGTAGTCAGATGGAAACTGGTTTCGTAGGACCAGGAGAAACTGTTAGAAAGTTTGAAGAGAAAATATGTGAGATAACTAATAGTAAGTATTGCGTTTCTACTAATTCAGGAACATCGGCATTATTGTTAGGTATGAATGCCTGTGGATTCATAAAAGGGGAAACTATTTTGTTTCCTGCATATTCTTTCTTGGCAGCAGCAAATGTAGCTAAATTTTTAAATCTGGATATTGAATTGATAGATATAAAAGAAGATACACTATGCATGAATCCTGATTTAGTCATAGAGCGCATGGCTGCATGTTCAGGTATTATCTTTGTAAACCATAATGGGTATTGTGGTGAAGATAGAGATTTAATAAGTGATGCATGTGATGATAGCGAAGTTTTAATGATTGAAGATTCTTGTCAGGGAATAGGTATTAGAGATTGTGGTCAGAAAGGATTATTTGGCACATTCTCATTCTCAGTTCCTAAGCTAGTTACAACTGGTCAAGGTGGAGTATTATTTACCAACGACAAAAACATCTACGAGAGAAGTCTTCAATTAAGAGATCAAGGTGGCAACTGGAGAAAAACTAGGATACATGAACATGTAGGTTTAAATCTTAAGTTTAATGATATTCTTGCAGCATACGGCCTAGATCAATTAGAGAAGTTAGATGAATTACTAAGTATTCGAAACAGAATATGGAATAAATATAAACAATATTTAGATATAATTGATTATGGTTATGATTCATCCTGGGGAATTATAATTAGATCTGATGACCCTTTAACATTGATATCTAAATTAAAAGAATCAGGAATATCGGCAACTCAATATTACGTTCCGATATATCATAATAATTATTTCTATTCACATAAAGAATTCCCAGTTACAGAAAAAGTTTATAAAAGTATTGTATATTTGCCATCATCCTTGACTCTTACTGATGATGATATTGAATATATATGTGAAACTGTATTAAAAATAGAGAAGGAAAAATGAAAAAGAAAGCATTTATAACAGGAATAGCTGGCCAGGATGGTTCATATTTATCTGAACATTTATTAGATGAAGGATACGATGTACACGGAATAGTAAGGAGAAACTCAACTCCTGAACATCAGCACACCCGCATTGATCATCTTGACGGTAAGGTCAATATAACATATGGTGATTTACTAGATATTTCATCTATACAAAAAGCTATGATGGCAATAATGCCAGATGAAATATATAATCTGGCTGCACAAAGTCATGTGCGAATAAGTTTCGATCAACCTCAGTTTACATGCCAAGTTAATGCATTGGGTGTATTAAATATGTTAGAATGCTATAGACAGATATGCCCAGCCGCAAGATTCTATCAAGCTAGTTCATCTGAGATGTTTGGTAATTCAGTAGATGATGATAATTATCAAAGAGAATCCACCCCAATGACACCAGTTAGTCCATATGGATGTGCAAAGTTGTATGCATATAATATAGTTAGATCATATAGAAAAGCATATAAATTATTTGCATCAAATGGTATTCTATTTAATCATGAGAGTCCTAGACGGGGAGCTAACTTTGTAACAAATAAAGTAGTTAAAGCTGCGGTTAGAATTAAGTTAGGACTACAAGATGTTTTAACATTAGGTAATCTTGATGCTTATAGAGATTGGGGTCATTCATATGATTATGTAAGAGCAATGAAAAAGATTCTTGAACTTGATAAACCTAATGATATTGTGATAGCCACAGGAATAACACATTCAATTAGGGAATTATGTGATCAAGTATTTAGTAAGCTAGGACTTGATTATACTCAATACATAGAACAAGATCCTAGATACATGAGACCAGATGAATTGAAGTATCTTAAAGGGGATTGTTCGAAAGCTAAGACTTTATTTGATTGGGACAAGAAATATACATTTGAAACTATGATGAATGAAATGACAACACATTGGCTTGAGGTATACAAAAAAGAAGTCAAATGAAAAAATTATGCATTTTACAAGTAACACCGACTACACCAAATCCGGAACATATAAAGTTATTTGCAAATAAAGATGAGTGTGATTTTTATTTTGTAACTCATGATTCTCCGCATCCTGATGCACTTAAGTTTTGTCCGAATACTACATGGGCGGAGACTAGAAATATATTAGTAGACATGGTTCCTAAAGATTATGAATATTATGGATTTGTAGATTATGATTATGGTATTGAAGCATTAGGTGATAAATCTATTTTGGATCAACTAATAGAAGATCTAACTGTTCTTGTGCCTGCAACACTTACAGTATACCCATGGAAGAATATTTCATCTAAATATTCAGGCGATCATGATTTTTTGAGAAGCTGTAATTATTCTTCTCATTTGTTTACCCATAATGGATTTAAGATGGTACATAATTCATTACTAGATTGGTTCTTTCCATACACATTAGAGTTTGATGGAGGATGGTCATCTTGTCATTTCTTCAATATTCTAGAAATTCCATTTTATAATGATGCCGTAGTAACACATAATATACTCTACAATAATGATATTAGTTCTAGTGAGTCTAATCATAATCAAGTTAGTGATCCTATGGGAAACATGGATAGAATGTGGCAATGGATACGTCCGGCTATTAAATTTGAAGCTATAGAGAAGCACCTCAATATGGCATATTCTCCATTTCCATTAAATACATTAAAGACTGATAATCGATCTTTACGAATTAAAGAATTTATGTTATCGGTATTAGATAGAATGAAAATAGTACCTATAGAACGAAATGGCCAAAAAACAAATCATTTAAATTATGATCTAATAACAGAATTTTTTGATTTATCTAAATTATAAGGAATATAAATAATGCCCGCATATCTAAATATTAATAAAGATGAAAACTTTTCAAATCTTGTATCTGGTAAACGTGTTGCGTATGTTGGACCGTCCCCACATATAATGGGGTCTGGTTTAGGATCCGTAATCGATTCTTATGATTTAGTTATAAGAATCAATGAAACTATTCCTGATCCTGTAGATTATGGATCTCGAACTGATATTTTGGTTCATAACTTAAATAATTGTTATGGTCCAATTCTAGGAGAATTCTTAAAAGAAGAAGAAAACAGAAAAGGTATTAAATACATAGTTGTTGGGGAAAATTGTAAAATAAAAGAAGGAGAAACTAATTGGAGAATGCCAGATACTGAAGCAAATTATAAACAATATGTGTCACAGTATGATATCCCATTGTACATTATAGATCCTGTATTGAGGGGAAATATTGCCAATGAAATTAAGGGAAAGGCATATGTCGAGAATGGTGTTCATTCTAATTCTAGTTTTAATAATGGATACGCTGGTCTTCTAATGATATTGAATTATCCAGTACAAGAGATTTTTATTACTGGATTGAATTTTTATAACTATGGTAAGGCTTATGGATTTAGAATTGATGATAAGGAAGTAGATGAAATTACAGAAGAAGAAAACAAAGGTTTAAAATATCATAAGAACTATACTAAATATTTAGAAGCTGCTGATCATATAGATTATAGAGGTAAAAGAAACTTTCTTACTCTCCATGATCAATTAGCACAAGCTAGATATTTTAGAGATATAGTAGTTCCTAATCATACAGATACAATGAAACTTGATGATAATCTTCTAAATAATTTATTTACGGAAGAATTAAATGATCGTTTTAAATGGCATGATACATTAGAGGCATAAGAGAATAATATGAGTACAGATTTAGTAGAAGTATTAAAAAGTGATGGTCTAATTTCCGCTGATTGGGATACTGTGTTAAAATATCAAAATATATCTACCATAAATCTTGAGGAATTAAGAAAAGATTTGGGTATGGGGTCTTGGGCAGTCAGGGTAGCATATAATGAGTTGTTTGGTGGGGTAGTAATTCAACAGTTAAAGAATGAAGGTAACAGACGACATTATCATCCGGATGCTGATGAAAACTGGGTGATACTTGACGGCGAATGGGAATGGTGGATTGATGGTCAAGGATACCAGAAAGTCAATACCGGGGATATCATTATAGTACCAAACAACGTATGGCATCAGATTAAATGTATTTCTGATGTTGGTGCAAGATATGCAATTACTAGACCAGATGTAGATCATGTCTACGAGTAAAACAGTTGTAGTTGTTGGGGGAAGTAGAGGAATAGGTAAAGGCGTGGTTGATTATTTTTTAGATAAAAATGAAAATGTTTATTATTTATCTCGGACCGAAATCAAAAATAGTGAAGGTGTTCATATAAAAGCAGATATTTTATATTACACTGAAATAGTAGAAGCGTTCAATCGTATAAAACGATTAGATTCCAATATTGATATCTTAATAAACTGTGCGGGGGTCAATTATTGTAAACCGTTAGCTGAAATCGATATTCTTGAATGGGATGAAGTTCTAAAAGTTAATTTAGCATCTTATTTTGTTTCATGCCAAGAGGCTTTAAAGTCAATGAAACCGGGAGGGAAGATAGTTAATGTATCTTCAATAGCAGGAAGAAATAGAAGTATTGTTAGTGGTATACATTATACTTCATCTAAAGCTGGAATTATAGGATTCACTCGTCAGTTAGCATATGAATTTGGACATAAAGGAATAAATATAAATTGTGTTTGCCCAAGTCAAACCATGACAGAAATGTTGATGCAATCAATGACTACGGATGAACAAGTGCTATTAGCCAAGAATATCCCATTACGTAGATTAGCAACAGTACGGGAAATAGTAGACCCGATTGTTTTTTTATGTTCTAATGGGAGTTCTTATATTCATGGTGCATGTATAGATATAAATGGAGGTCAACTTTGAAACGAGGTAAATTGACTGCGGTTGTTGCAGTTAGAAAAGGCTCAGTGAGAATAAAAGATAAAAATCTTAAACTATTAGGAAATACTACTCTTTTAGAACGAAAATTAGAAGTTTTATGTGCCGTTAAACAACATGGATTTTTAGATGAGATCATTGTGAATAGTGATTGTGATAAGATGCTTAATCTTGGAAAAGATTATGAGTGTGAAACTTATAAACGAGAAGATTACTTTGCTAGTTCCGAATGTACTAATAGTGAATTTCATGGAAATATAGCACAGACTACAGATACTGATTTTATTTTTCTTGCCCCTGTGTGTTCTCCTCACGTATCAGTTACTAGTCATATCAATGCAATTAAACATTTTGATTCTAATGATTATGATAGTTTAACTTCAGTCGATTTAGTTAAAAATCATTTATGGTTAGATAAAAAACCAATAAACTATCAATTAGATAACGTTCCAAATAGTCAAGAGCTTCCAGATGTTATGAAATTGAACTATGCTATAACATTGGTTAAACGGACTGTAATGGAAACTTTGAAACGAGTAATCAGTGATAATCCAGACTTTTATATATTAGATGACATAGAATCTATTGATATTGATACTCCATTTGATTTCGCTATTGCTAAAGCAGTGATAGGGGATAATGATATATATGATTGGGAATCATTTTTTAAATACAATTTATAACTTAAACTAACATAATGAAAATACTATTTATACCAATAAAACAAGAATCCCAAAGAGTACCTAATAAGAATTTTAGGGACTTTGGGGGTAAAGAATTATGGAAGAGAACTGTTGAAAAGTTTTCTGATTATACGATTTTGATTGACACTGATAGTCAACAAATACTAGAAGAAGCAGAATCATATGGTCATGTTAGGGCTTATAGAAGAAGTCATAATCTAGAAGGCCATGAAATGTCTGTAAACAGTCTTATCAAATACTGTGTAAATAATTACTGTCATCCATCTGATATTCTTTGTCAGATTCATGTAACATCTCCGTTCTTGAAGCCTGATACTATACAGCGAGCATTTAACCTAATGGAAATGGACGATTGTGATTCTATATGTGGTGGAGAATATAAGAAGTCTAGATTTTGGATGCAGTCATTTGGAAATATACCCGTTCCCGTTAATCATAATCCTTTAAAGTTATTACAGACCCAAGACCTACCAATAATGATTGAGGAAAATTCTTCATTTTATATGTTTAGAGTCTCATCATTTAAAGAAACAGGGAATAGAATATCTAGTCATCATTCATTTATTGATGTGCCTTATCCTGAGAGTTTAGATATTGATACTCCTGTACAATTTGATTGGGCCGTGAAATTATTGGATGTGTTGAAATGAAAATAATGGTTACAACTTATCCATTTGGGACTCCAAATGAGACACCTAAATTGCTATTAGATAAGTATGATGTCCATTATAATGAAGTAGGTCGAGAATATACAGAAGCTGAAATAGAAAAACTTTTGACAGAACATCAACCTAATATAGTTATAGCAGGAACTGAAAAATATAATAATATTTTAAATCAATTTGATTGCATAAAAATGATTTCTAGGGTGGGAATTGGTCTTGATTCAATACCTTTAGATCTATGTCATAAGAAAGGAATCACTGTAGCATATACACCAGATGCTCCTTCTAATGCTGTAGCTGAACTAACTATTTGTCAGATGTTAAATATGTTAAGACATGTTCAAAAGACAGATGAAGATATTAGAAATGGCAAGTGGATTAGAAGAATAGGAAAAGAGATCAGGGATTGTAATGTGGGAGTTATAGGATGTGGCCGAGTAGGCAAATTGGTTATTGAAAAACTCCAAGGATTGAAACCTAGACGTATCTTCGTTAATGATATAGATGAAGAGAAGATGAACTTGCCTAGATGTGAGCCTGATTATAAAGAGTCAATATTAAGCATGTGTGATATTGTGACAATACATATCCCATATACAGATGAGAACAAAAATTATATTGCTGGTTCTGATTTTGATAATCTTAGATCTGATGTTTGTTTGATAAATACAAGTAGAGGGGGTATAATCAATGAACATGACTTATGTGGTTTTCTATTAACCAATATAATGGCCCGTGCTGCTATTGATGTATACAATGACGAACCTTACACCGGCAAATTAATCGACCTTCCTAACACCTTCTTAACTCCTCATTTGGGGAGTTGTTCAACTAAAAGTAGATTTGGTATGGAAGTAGGTGCAGTAGAAAATGCAATAAACTTCATAGAAAAAAAACATATCCAACATAGAGTTGTATAATGAACGATAAATATATTTTGATACTAGAATCTTTATTTTTTAAACCCCCTCCCGCTTCTACGTGGCGCTTTCCTCGAGCTAGTGAGGAAGTCAAAGAAGCTAAGAAAAGACTTAATGAAATAGACAAACAAATAGACTATTTATATTTTTTAAAGAATGATACTATAGATCCATTAGTAACTAAAGCTCTTGATCATTGGCTGAGTAAGATGGTAGCCACAATGCCAGAAGATCTAAGTATTGAATATGGGAGTCCTTTCTATTTTGGGAAAAGATCTCATTATTTAAAATACAAACAATACTATGATAAACAGTTACCTATAATACATAACAATGTCAAAAAGATCCTCCCCAAATTTAAATCCTTTCTGAAATTACATATCAAAGAAACAGATAAGTTAATAGCTATTTTACCAGAATATAAAAAATACTTAAAAATTTTAAATAGAAAAGATAAACCAAATAGTTATCTAAAGGATGTATTATCGTATTATAACAAATGTAAAAAGATTCTAACATTTAATGATAAAAAGATAATAGAAGATATTACTCTTATTAATTGGATACAAGGAAAAGATAATAACAAAAAGAATATTATAGCTAGTTATTATGATACGGCTGATACATTAATAGATGGTAGCTCTTATAATCATATGATAATGGATTATTAAATAGAAAATTTATATGTATACTATCTCAGAGTATCTAAACGACATCAGTGAACATGCCCCACAGAATGTAGATGATATTGTAATCAAAAACAAATTCTATCCACGTGGTTTGACTGAGCAGCAGATTTATGATTACTACATGGGGAATAAAAGAAAGATACTTAATTGGATTGGTAGTCGCCCAGTAGCTTTCTTTTTAGTGATTGATGGGAAGATAGTAGTTAAACGTAAGTTAAAATCCGGGCCTATTATACTGAATGATAGTAATTATGAAGAATTAATTACAGGGAGAACAGTATCTATTTATGTGGAGAGACCGGATCGAACAGATTATTTTATAGTGGATATTGATGCAGGAAAAGGAATTAACTATAAAGAGATATGGGAGGCATCAGAAATTGCACAGAAATCTCTTTATGATATGGGAGTTCTGAATTGGGAGAAACTTTTTACATCACCATACGGAATGCACCTTATAGGATACATTAAACCTAAACTATCAATAGGATTACTGAGGGGGGAGATATATAATCTTTTATCTAATAATCAAAATGAATATTTAGTTAATATAAAAGGACGAAAACCGGGAACAATCAATTTTGATTTAAGTCCCAATTATACAAGATCAATTCATATAGTTAGACATGGATTAACAAAAGAAGGATTGATCTGTGATAATATAGCGTCTGTAAATATGTCTATGACAAAGGCAGGTAAAACAATATGAAACCAATTAAAGAATATATAGCGGAGGCATCAATAGTGTCCAGAAAGAAACTAATAGGAATTGATTTTGATGCTACTATCCATAAATATTCTAGTGGATGGAGAGGTGGTGCAGTTTATGATGAACCAATGGATGATGTCAAAGATGCATTAGAACAACTAAATAAGAAGTATTCATTGTTTATTTTAACAGCCCGAATTAATAAAGTGGGAGATAAACAATGGAAAGCAGTCTGGGAATGGTTAGAAAAATACGACTTAGCTCAATACATCAAAAAGGTCACTAACATAAAATATGCGGCTGAATATTATATTGATGATAGAGCAGTTCATTTTGATACGTGGAAATCAGTATTAACTAAAATTAAATAAAGTTAATTCAAAAGGAGGCAAATTGTAATGCCAGGAACTATCTATTGGTTATTTGCATGTTTTATGTCTATGATGGTAGCCATAAGAATAGAAGCAGGAGAATGGGAATGGGTTCCTGTATTATGGGGAATATTTGCGTTCATATGGTTTATGCTTCTTTCCTTTTTCGTAATTAATCCATTGATAAGATATGGGATATATTTCGGATGGACGGATGCTGACTCATGGGAGAATCTTTTATTAGAAACAGAGGAAGATGATGATGACCCTGATGACTCTGATGACTCCTGATGATCCTAATAATGATAGAGATAGAAATTGCCCATATGATCACATGGTGATCCTTCATAAAATATATAGAGTTTAATTTGGTTAAGAATAAAAAGGTATATATATTTATAAATGAAGAAAGAACTTTATTAACAACATATATATAAACATGATTATAATTCATGTTTGGTGTGATACAAGATCCTGGTCATCACAGTCACGATGAATTTTTTATTTTATACTTGGACCAAGAAAGGCTATAAGTAGAAGTAATTATTGTGGGCGAGTGGCGGAATTGGCATACGCACCAGATTTAGGATCTGGCCTCCTTTAACGGGAGTTGTGGGTTCGAGTCCCACCTCGCCTACCATTCGAACCTATATTTTATCATTAGAATAACTATTAAAGGTTAGCTCTAATGGGTCATTGTTAGTGAGTAATCTTGTGGGATTCATAACAGTCTTTCATTTTCATATTCTTGATAAGAATAGAATTTGATTAAGAATACTTTTTACGCGAGTGTAGCTCAGTGGTAGAGCCGTAGTTTTCCAAACTACTTGTCGTCGGTTCGAATCCGACCACTCGCTCCATTAATGGAGTATGTTAAAGTGAGAAAACAAATTATACAAATAGTAATTAAACCATTTTAAATTCTTGGGGGCTGTAGCTCAGTTGGATAGAGCACTGCTTTTGCAAGGCAGAAGTCATCGGTTCGAATCCGATCAGCTCCACCACTTCTTAATTCTAATATGGTAATAATAAATTACATATTCATTCTAAACAATTAAGAACAAAAAAACACCTATACGCCTTAAATATATAAATCGACAAACACAACAAGCGTAGGGGGAAATGTTGAATAACGGGAAATATCACTTAGTTATTCGAGTTGAGATTGATGCACTTGATGACGTAGAAGCAAGAAGAATTGGTAGAGAAATTAAAGATCACATGGATGGCTCACTTGCAGATTGTCAATTTGATATAAAAACGACTTGTAAACTCCAGAAGATTCATCCGGACAAAGATCCCGATGGCATCCAACTATAAGTTTTAAGTATTATTATTATTACTATTACAAGGAACACACCAAATGGGACTGATCGACAGAGTAAAAGCAGAAGAGCTTACACCGCAACAGGCATTTGAAGAACTACCAGATGACGCGAAGAGAAGTAAAAATGGAAAGTTTCTTAGTCAAGCTGCCAGAAAACTCAATCGCATGATCACAAAGAAAAGAAAGATTTCCACATCAGATTAATTTTAAACGGGGCTGAATTGGCTTCGACGGAGTAGATTAGATGGCAAGTTGCATACTGAGGATGATCGTTGGCCTCATAAAATATCGATCAACATACTAATTGCTAAAACAACTAGTGTTGAGACTCCCATCCTTCAGTTCCCCGGAACTGTTGCTTATCAGGTGGCTGCTTAATTAAGTAGACCTCAACCCACAAATTCTCAGGTCTCTGGGGATGTGGCGAGGGTGTAAAATTTGTGAGAATAAGTCTTCTGTATTTGTCAATTGGCAGGAGAACTAAAATTCTAAATTGAATCAGAGAAATGGTCTTGGTCTGTGTTGACTTGATCTCTTAATAATACAAAAAAACAGAATCCTATGTATGTAGACGCTTGTTGTTGGTTTATTTCGGACTCGGGTTCGATCCCCGACAGCTCCACCAGTAGGTTCGACCTTCTTTGGCTCCATTTAGAATAAATTAAAAAAGTTCTAAATGGAGTCAGAAGGAAGAATTTGTAAATATTACGATAGGAAATTTGGGGAGAAAAAGGAATTTAATGTTAGCTGTTTAATATGTAATATTATATTTAACGTTACAGAACGAGAATACCACCTTCCAAAAAAAGAGTATAATAGGACAATCAAAAACTAAAAAAGGAATGATGAGCATGGCGAAATACCAAGCAAAGAAAGAGAAAGAAGTACTGCCTACCTACCCATCAGACTACGGCAGTCATGCCTCGATGGTGGATAAGGAGGCAACCAAGACGCTTAATGAAGGTATCGAGTTTGATAATCTCAGCAGCACCGACAGCGTAGTCATCGATACAGATACGGGAAGCTACACAACCTCAAAGAATCGGTTGGACACTGGTTTAGCAGACCCTAACCGCTATAGTTGATCAGGGAGAATTAGAACTTTTTTATTTCCCAGAAGAATGGGTATTTATGGATGGTTAATTAATCATAATGATGTTAGATTATGTAGAGATCTAATATAGTAAAAAATTAAAAATATATTAAGATTTGTTATAAGATATATTAAATTTGTAAAAGGAAATTAAACAAATGGAAATTCTAGAAAAATTAAAAGAAACCGTTACAGGCACTTTGAGTAAATTGAAAGGCACCAGTGAGATTGAGGAAGTCTCTTATGGGCAGTTAGCAGAGAAGATTCCTGAGTTAACAGAGATTGTATATTCGGTTGTTGGTTCATTGGCTGATGGGTTTCAATGGTCTGATGCTGTAACTTTAGGAAAAGTGGTTGGACCATTTATGACGTTGGCCAGTACTATTAATGATTTTACAGGTGAACAAAAGAAACAGTTTGTTGTTGATGCAGTATGGTTAACATACAAGACGGTTGATGGTTATCCGGATGGAACCAAAAACAACATTAATGTTCCGTTGTTAATTGGTGGTCTTGAAACTAAGTTTGAAAGAAAGATTGTAACGTTTGCAGCAGAATGGGCTGTAAATTCGTTATTCGACGTTCTCCGAGATAAAGGCGACGTATAATTTAATATTAAAGGGTATAATTTAATCGTTATATCCTTTAATTAACTTGAGGAAGATTCATGGCAAAGAATGGCATTAGGTTAATGGCAATTGATATTTTAGACGAACCCAATGGGATTAGTCTAAAATCCTATAAATTTATGTGTGCAGTTTTGACAGATGCAAATAGCACAGATGTAATAAATGAAATAACAGAATACGAGGGAAGATATTTTCTAGAAGAACATATAGTTGATGAATTAAGAAAAAGTGTATAAGAAGTTTTAAGGACCAAGTAGAAGGATTGGACTCGTTAGGAGTTAGAAAATTCATAATTAGTTGATATAAAATGATTGATTTGCATATTAGTTATAAGGCTCATACTTTATTAGTTAGTCCTGGTAGTTGTACATTAATAAAACCGAACATGCCTCATTTTGTGATTGATTCAGCGGGACATTGGCCAACTCAACATCATTTAGAGGTTTGGAATATATTCTGTACAGAGTTGAATAGAGAGGATAGATTTGAAAGGCCATCCACTAGTGATTTTGGTACTCATTCCCATACGTCCGGAGTAGCATTTTGTATTCAAGGGAAGCCGGTCGAGACTGCACTTTTTCCGGATACTTTTCTAAAGGATCTTATTAGATGTACTGTTGTATTTCCTGTTTTATTCCCAAAAGGATCAATGTTAAAGGCGGATGGTTTCAAACGACTTTTAAGAGTAGTTAAACCAAATACTATGTTTCATACTCATGGGATGTTACTTATGTTCAAGAATGTGTTAGGATTTAACTTAACTTCGTTTGGTGCTACAGTATTAGATATAACATCTCAAATTATGGAACTTGCAAAAGTAAAAGATTTGGGAATTGTTAACTATAATGACTCATGGAATTCCCATAAACATTATACTGGTGTAACTGCTTTACATGATGAGAGAATCCGCGGAATGAGGACGGTACATAAAGCTAAACATGTAGATATCAATCAACCAGTATGTAAGGAGAATAATTACAATCCATTTTGTCATCTTGCATTGCTTGGTGAATTATGTTGCCTTCAGAAATATAAAGAACTAGGAGGGAAGATCAATACCAAATCAAGAGTCAAATCAATTGTTCAGAAACATTTAGGTTTTAGAAAACGCTATGCTGAGGGGGACCATATTCCTGAACGAATAGAGAAGATCATGAACACTATTAAAATCGCCCCATTATCTGATGAAGACAGGACTGAATGTGAAAGAACGACCATAGTTGAAAATCTAGGGGAGTATGAAACGAAAACACGCTAGTAGATTAATAAGATTCCCTTTTAAAAACCGTATTCTATATATATTTAAAAATGAAGAAGGAGTTTGATGTCTAAGCCGTCATGCGTTGCATGAAAGACACAGTAAAAAAGCATGATTAGCTTCTCCTATTTATAGGCTAATCTTAAACTAAGAGAGAGGAACTGATGAAGAAGAGTGCACGGAATGGTGGAAGCCAGCGCAGTCGGAGAAAAAAAAAAGTTGGGACTAATCATCGAAAGTGTCCCACTTTCCGGCGAACCACTTCTATCTCGGATGATAACGATGATGCGATTGATGCAATCAATTCATCCATGGTTCATCCGGGCCAGCATACGTCTAAACTCTTGAAAAGGCTACCTGTAGTATGACCAATGCATTCGCTGCGTAATATGTCTTATATCATAGATAGGTATCTCAGATTTTATAAATATCATAAATGAATCCGAGATACCTATTGCCCCTTACCCCCCTTCTTAACAAAGCTTTAAATTCAACTTCAAATATTAGACAGGCTTTATTGAAATGTGGACTTGTTGCAAAAGGGGGAACTATAGTAGAGCTAAGAGACTTAAGTTGTGCCCGAGTGGCGGAATGGCAGACGCAACGGACTTAAAATCCGTTATCCGCAAGGGTGTGTGGGTTCGAGTCCCTCCTCGGGTACCAATAGATCTTCTGTAATGCTAATTATGGAAAAAGCAGGGACCTCACACCCGGCGTAAGTCTTTGCAGGTTCGAATCCTGTCAGAAGATCTTTTTTATTTATATCAGTCAACGCAGGGGATCATGAGGTTTAAGTCTTTGATCAACTACTTTTTCTTGTTATAAGATATGAACTGGTTCTTGGATGCATTACACTAATTTAAAATTATTTGTATCTTGGGACGCATTGGTAAGACTTATAGTTTGGTGTCATATTAAATATCATTTAGGGATATTAAAAATTAGATAATTAATGGTTTAGACAAGTACCTTTAGTCTAAACCAGACGACACGATAACAAAGTTGAGAACCAGTTCATTTTTTATTACAAGGAGAAATATATGGCAATAGTTGCTATGGGATCGCACAACAGGTCGAAGTCGCCCGCGAACACCTGGGGCCCAAGTAATGGGATTAATTCATTACTAACACATCTAAAACGCAAACAACGTCTTAATGAATCTTCTGGTACATGGGCAGTTGTATATGCTTATCCTGTAACAGGGCCAGTTGTAATAAAAGGATCAGTACAATCCGTTAGAAGAAGATTTATAGAATTATCTGTATGTCATGGTAATTATGTAGTATATTCCAATAAAAGAAAAGTTAGTACGTGGCTAATCAATAGGCCAGGATGGTATATTGTAAAACAAAGAAAAAAGCAAAAATGGACATTCCGATTTAATGGAGTAGAATTGTTTAAAGTTAGAACAATGCCCAAACGATATATTAGAGATTTTGATAAAACGGATAAGTTTATGATCATTCATCAGTTATGGAATGAAACTAAACACGCCCCTTAATTTATAGTGATTCTGTCGTCTAGTTGGTCAGGACTCTGCTCTTTCGCAGCAGTAACGCCAGTTCAAATCTGGTCGGAGTCACTAAATTGAAACAACCTAAAAGAAATTAGGATTTAAAATGAACTCGAATGCTTTATTAAGGCACAACGTACTAGTACTGAACAAATCATGGCAACCAATCAATGTGACGCCAGTGTTCAAAGCACTAAAGAAAGTTGTAGCAGGTAAAGCTAAAATTGTACGTCATGATTTTTCTTTACATGATTTTGAATCATGGGTAGATAATTGGAGTGACATAACTTCAATTTCTAAGGATCAAAAACAGAGATTTATTGGTAACTCATCTATATGCTTTATGATCCCTGAGATCATTATTTTTACTAGAGTTAAAATTTTCAGACCAATGAACGTTAAGTTTAGTAGGAAGAATGTATTCCTGAGAGATAACAATACGTGTCAGTACTGCGGGAAGCAACTTTTATATAATAAATTAAACATCGACCATGTGTTACCAAGAAGTCAAGGTGGCAAATCTACATGGAAGAATGTTGTAGTGTCATGTATCCCATGTAACTCAGTTAAGGGAGATAGAACTCCTATTCAGGCAGGCATGATATTGATTAAGAATCCAGTTAGACCTCAGTACGTTCAAAACAAAACCAGAGGGGAAGAAATTCCTAAGTCGTGGGAGCAATTCATTGATATTGCTTATTGGAATGTTAAACTAGACGAGTAGGTTAAAGAATGATTTATATATGTTATTTTGTATTGGGATCTAATTTAATAAAAAGTAGATGCCCATCATTTTGTGAGGCAGTAGAACTAGATAGAGATCAATCTCTTGCACAAGAATGTAATATATGTTTGTCATGTTCATCTATTTGTGAGCATAATCACTTTCACATTATATCTAATCTTATAGAAGAAACCACTTTTTTTGTAAGAAGTGTTATATAACTATGACTAATTCTGATTGTCATTTTTATTATAAAGAAATCAATATAGATGGTAGTTTTAGTTATTTCTCATTTTGTGATTATATATTTATAGATAGGGAAAAGAAAGAAGTTGATTATGAATCAACAAAGATAACAGGACAACTAGTATGTAGTAAATGTATAACTATGTCCATGTTGATAGGGGTATCTTCTAGTAGTTCAGAGAGATCACAAAATGTGACATATAAGATACGAATACCTAAAAAGAAGCATGGTTGTTACATGTATGTACACCCTACCTTCACATACAACTCCATTGTAACACCCGCTAAACAAATTGTATCAGTACATGATTATATAATACCTCTATGTGATCATGGGACACTGTATTTTGTAGATCCATTAAGAGATCGTTCTACTTGTATGAGATGTAAGATACTACAAACAGAATTAGATAGAACATCAATAATTAAACAACTAGCATCGGAGTAGATTGTGACTCATATGGAATTAGTAGGATGGTATGCAATAGGCTGTTTTGTAGTATATGTATTGTTATGTATTAGAAATCATAGAAATTTCATGAGAAGAATGGAATCTCTTAAATGTTATATGTGTGGAATTGGTGGGAATCTTGTAAATGTTATAGTTGATCACAGATCACCTATTTCTCCACCGATATACATGTGTCCGGACTGCATTGATACCATGAATAAAAATTTAAAATTAAAATAAAATATAACCATTTAGATTATTACCAATGTACGCGGCACAGATTCTGGCAGGAACTTATCTTAAAGTTATGAAAATTAAATCTGAAACCGGACAATATCCTGGCCCATATGTAACATTTAAGGTTTTATCTTTTCCGACTGAATATAAAGAAAAAGCTAAACGATTGAAGGTAAAATCATGTAGTTTCATATTACCATATTATCATGTTAACAACATGAAAGTGTTTATAGATTCATCTACTATCTCTATGGTATGAGTTGAATGTTGTTAGAAACATTGTGAATAAAAGATAAATAAGTTATCGGGGCGTAGCTCAGGCTGGTAGAGCATTTCGTTTGGGACGAAAATGTCGCATGTTCAAATCGTGTCGCCCCGACCAAAGAAAATTTAGGAACTATAAATGTAATGAATTGTTATTTAGGATGTGTTAACGAAGGAACTATAAGAAGTAAAAATTGACCAACTGGCCAGTGGTTGATTTTTTTTATATAGAAAACTATTTCTATATATATTCCTATATGAGAAGAGAACAGGAGTTTTCTAAATAATATAAATTATATGGAGAGGTGGCTGAGTGGATAAAAGGCGTCAGTCTTGAAAACTGAAAATCGTGCAAGTGATTCGTGGGTTCGAATCCCACCCTCTCTGCCATTTACAAATTGGAGTTATTCTCTTTTTTATTTTTTAAAAGGAAATTAAATAGTTTTAAATAAACATTATAACTAAAGGAAATAATTACCAACATGCCAGGAATTCGGAGCAACTCACATATGAAGTATCAGTATTCTAAATTAGCTTCAAGGATAGCTATGGAGAAACTAGACAACTCACATGGGATATATTATTCATTTGACATGTCTACCCACATAGGATGTCAATCATTTAAATTTTTAAATTGTGCAGATTGGGCAGGGGATTATTATGCCTCGATGTGTTCCAATGGATGTCATACATCTACATCATTCATAATTCATACCAATTATGAACATGAAGGAGATCCATTTACAATTTGCCAGTCACCACTAAGATGCCCAACTTCATTTCTTTCCCAAGCGATCACTGACCTTAGATTCCCTGAAATTAATTCCGACTCGTCATGTTATGAGTTAGTATTGAGTAAATTCAACCATTCTTTATCTACTTCCATATACCAGAGACGTGCATTAGTGATGATTGGGGAAAATAAACCTAATTCGATAAATCACCCATTAAATGTTAATAAATTGGATTGGAGAGTTGAAGCTCAGAAATTAGCGGAAAATGATTTGGCTAAATTATTTATAATTCAAATAATGACCAAACCTGAGAACAATGATTACTGGGAAGAGTTGGCAAGTATATCTGGAGCTGTACATTTTAAAGTTTATAACTTGTCAACTATAAATCAGCTATTAACCGCCATAACTACATATCAAACAAATCCAACATTGATAAAGCCCTTAATTGCTTTCTTAAAAACTAGGGATAACTATCCATTAGAACTCAGAAATCAAATGGTTAAATTATATAAGGGAAGAAAAAAGAAACCTACACAGGGAGCAGTAAGTGGACGTTTCAATTGGCAGCTTGTTAACTGTCCATATAATGGAAAGTGGAGAGAGCCTAAGATTAATGATGCTACATTCCTGTTAGGATTTAAATCAGATGCTAAAATATACAAAAGGGTACATAGTGTTTATCCTGTTACAAGTGAACTATTAAGACAAGGTAATGGTGATCATATTTTAGTAACTAAAAAGGATAAAGAAATAATGGCTGCTGATACTGTCGAATGGCAATATCCGTTAACAGATAAGTTTGACATTCGACATGTACAAACTCCGTATGACATTTATGTTAGATCGGATGATGCAATATCTGACCTTTATTTAGATTGTACTCAGTTAATAGTAGAAAATATGTGAGTTGTTATTACACGCCAACGTTGGTTTTTCCAACAAAAATAACTTCTACAACTATCGAAATGATAACCGAGTCCGGTGCCATATGTAGTCTTACCATGGACATAACTAATAGTGAGCTACCCGGGAAAGTGTTTTGGTTTTCTAGGATAAAATCTAAAATCGAGAGTCAGGGCGATGGAACCCTGTTGATGACAGAGTTGTTGACGATTCTTGATAAAAATCATATTACAGTAATTTGTATCCCCTTGTCATATGGACGAATGACATACCATGAATTAACGGATTGGTATATCAAATATGGTTTTAGGTGGACAAAGTTAGATGATGACGAAGTGATGGTAAGATTTCCAGAGTAGTTATAAATGGTTCCATAGTTCAACTGGCAGAACACCAGGTTTTGATCCTGGTGGTTGAAGGTTCGAATTCTTCTGGACCTTTCAAATACAAGATCAGTTTAAATACATATGGGAAAGCTTAGGAGACTGGTGATGTACCTCGGCGGGTTATAACCCGTTACTTTAGAACCGTTGGGAGTTCGAATCTCCCCTTTCCCACCCACCACATTCTAACACTAAAGGAGATATTTTCATGTTAAATCAATGGCTTATAGTTATAGGAATTTTAGTTTGTTTACTAATATTGTTACCTTTCGTTTTTTGTTTAATAGACAAAATGTGTGGCACTAAATTATCTTGTACATTATTTAGTTGTCACAATGGAAACGGTGAAGGCCGAAAATACCATGATGGGCGTAGGTATCATGCGATCTGTTCTAAATGTAACAAGGAAGTAATGAAGGATTCACACGGAAATTGGTTTTGGGTATGTACAAACTCCGTTTAGAAGTCACAACATACGAATCTTGACTTCAAGGTTTGCGAGCATCAAAAAGTTAATTAATAATTTTCGGAAAACTCATTTAGCATGTAATAGCTAACAACCAAGGAGAGTAACCAGTGAAAAAGACAATAGACTACTACACAGAGATGCACGTTGACGGAAGTGGACGAGTAGTTCTGATGCGGGAAGATAGCGATGACAGCGTACAAGAAGTAGCCATCGTTCACCCGACCGAGTATCTCAGTGTGACATCCCTCGACGTACAGGCAGCAATCGCAGAAGATGTACTGGATAACTGCATTAGAGTGGACTACCGACAGACCCCTGACGTAGACAAGGGGGACAATATGACTACTCGATACGAGACTCCCCAGTACACACAGGGGCGGCGCTGGATAGATGGCTGGCCGGCAGAGGGGGTACAGATATACAAGGATGCCCAAAAACGTAAGAAGGAGCAAGACGAAGCTGCCACTACTACAAGATGCAATGCAGCATGGCATGAAGGACAGTCGAGGCGTACTCCCATGCAGCATGTCGATGATATGGAAAATAGTTTCAAAGAGGAAGTGAATGTGTTCTTAGATGAACTGCGCGAATCAGGTATAACCAATATGTTTGCAGCTGATAAATACATCATCACTGAGTTTTTTGTAACTAAAAATAAAGCTAGGGAATTGCTTTGCTCATGGATGAAAAATTTTGGAGACCGAGAGCGGGAGATAGATGAGCGGGAAAAGGATTTAGACGAGCAGCAACGCCGAGATGAAAAGAATGGGCTTTATCCCGAAAAGGAGGATATAGCAAACTAATTCAGTGCCGGACCCAATCGGAGCTACTATTCTAACAAGGAGAAGTATGATGATCAAGCAGGTAGCCCGTTCTATGGACGCGACATGTTGATCGAACTCTGCACCAGAATCGCACAAGACTACGGAGACATTGACGAATGGAAGGTATCACTTGCACAAAATGCAATACGGAA